CTTCCGATCTTATTTTCGTCGTTCAACAACTCTTTTATATCTTCCTCTTCACACCCTATCTCCTGAGAAACTTTACTTATCGTAAATTTCTTTATCTTCTTAAATATAGCAGCCTCTGACAAATCCCCAGCATTTTCCAGAAATGACCAAAACTCAATTCCGCAAATAAACACCGTTACAAATTTTGTAAAATACGGTTCATGATTTCCAATCAGGCGATTCTCTAAAATCCATACACCAGAAACGGCAACAATCTCAAACGTAACTTTTATGATCGTCCACCATCCTTTATCGCTCTGAAAATACCACTTGTTCCCTTTCTTGTGTTCTCTACGAAGATCAGCCCAGCACCCAGTCAAAAAATCCAGCATCGTAAAAGCAACCATCCACAGCCAGAGATATTGGATAGGGGCGAAAATAGACACAAATCCAGAGATCATGCAGTTTATGAAAATCATCTGCTTCATCCCTACAGAGTCATTACATTTACGTCTCCTTCAATTTCAAGCGTCCATCCAGTTGTAATAGCGAAATATTCAATCGCTCCTCCGGGTAACAACATTCCCGGGCCAACCTTTACCTCTGTAGAGGGATAGTACCAAATTCGTGAGGCTGCATTAGCTGCCAAACGCATTACATCTCCTACTGGAGTTATCTTCCCCCCGGTACTATCTTGACATTCTCCGATCCCTAAAATTAGCACCGGATAACCATTTTGATCTAAAGGTAATTTAATCATCTTATCTTTAATTTTTAATTGCTGTAAAATACCGGAGTCAATTGATCCGTATACATAATTCTTCCACCTAAATCTCTCATAATGAATTTCCCTATCCTCGGTAACTGGTAGGGGTTCGGAGTTTCATCCGTATTTGGGTAAAACGAAGTATTTGGGCACTCTATCACTCCAGAAGTATTCTTAACAATACGCAGCAGGTCATCCCATTTGATTTTATCTCCCGGTTCCCAGTTACGGAAATCCAAATATTTCGTCATAGAAATCTGGATACGTTGACGAATATCTTCAGAATCCAAAGTAGAGTCTAAACTAACCCGGAAATCCACACCAGTACCATCATCAATATTCGCACCGCTTCCCACGAAATACCATCCAAAATTCGCTAAATCCACACCGATGGAATTACCATACAAGTCCAAATCTGCCAGAGACAAATAAGGGGATATCTGGTTCATCAAAGTTTTCAACTCATCTGGAGTAAGTAATGCACCATTTTGAGTCGCCACCAGAATATGGATAGAATCTTCTTCATTTAACCCCGTGTTCAATATCTTTAAGATATTTGGGTTGAACTCTTGCATGGTTTGCAACAGTTTCTGAGCCGTTGTTGCACTCAAAACGTTGTTATTATTCTTGATCCGGCGACGGAACATTTCGTCATCTTCTTCATCCCGACCACCTATCGCCTGATATTCATTGGTGCATTCCACATGATTCAACGGAGGATTTGACATTGTCAAGATCGTATTTGCTGCAACATTGGTAATAGACCCGGTCATATCACTTACAACGGGGATATATCCATAGCCACCACCAGCCGGAATAGACAGCACAACCCCATCTCCCAAAATGTTAAAACGAATCCCGTTCATGTTCACAAAATAGGAACCGTCAACGGCCGAATATGTTGCTGCACCCTCTGCACGAACCCTCACATATGTAGAAGACTGTAAAGCCCCTTTTCGGGGAGATACACCGAATAACTGTGCAGCACGGTCCAAGTATTCGCCAGAGGCAGTATCTGGAAAAATTTGGGCCTCTACGATCGCCACATCTTTGATTGTCTTCTGTGCCAACTTCGCAGCACCGTGAGCCGTTGCATTCGTAATAGAACCGTCGCTCACATCCGACACCTTACTCGTCTTGTTCAAAAACGTTTCTATGAACAGACTCTTAAGATTTGATATCGTATTATTTAACTTTGTAATCATTTTGAATTAGATAACGGAATATTCGTTGTATACTTTTCTCCTAAAATCGTGGTCGCCTGCACCTCAATAAACAGACTGTCTTCCACTATACTCATTTCCATCAACCGCAAATCCTTCCAACGGCTATCAGTAGCAAACAAATTAGAAAGGTTCTTGAATAAGATTGGATATTCTATCATCGCCTGACTTGACCCTATCAACTCTTTAGCGATACCCAAATCCACGAACTCTGGAATATCCCCCTGCATCGTGCTGGTCAATATTCCGAACGCTTGTTTGCATGCTTCTTGGAATTTTACTGTACGCAAATCCCACACCCCATCAGCATCTTTTTCAATCACCCATTCCTTTGCAATATCTTTACCAAGAATAAGCTGATTATCAAGACTATCGATCACGTTATCTACACCATGAGTTCCGCTGTTCTGGAAATTCATCTTGTAACGTGTGCCACCATCCAAATCATATTCATCCTCTGCTATGGTGTTATTCACCGTAATATCCACCCAGTCATTCTGGGGGTCAGGCTTATCATAATTAGATGCAGCCATCTCAAAATTCTCACCTGTCCTCAACATCTGGGAAACAACCACCTCGGATGAATATATAGAAACACGTGAGCTCTTTAACCACCGGGACAAATTAGAAGCCGTATTCAATTTTTCAAATGCGTCCTCAAATGTGTCCAGAACCTGCCACATATCCAAAGTCAGCAGGTTATCACTAAACATTTCAAAAATACCTTCTATCTTATTGGATTCTTTTAAGAGGTAAGTGAGCTCATCAAACGATGCTGCATCCAAAGTACCACCCTCGTAATAATTCACCAGTTTAGGATACTGAGTATTTATAAACTCTATAAAACGATTAAAGTACGACTCTATGTCGTACCCTGTCACTTCATAAAATTTATCTGTTATAACACTCATTTAAAGTATGTTTGAAAAGATATCTGAAACAACTTGTTGGACCCCGGTTTGAACTATACTGGTAGCAGCCAACGTCAATCTATTCTGGTTCAATTTTGCATTCCCAAGAACATAATTCAGCGGGGCAACTGCAACCATCGTCAACGAATACTCCCAAATCATATTAGAGCTCATTGACTGATTAAGATTGAATCCGTTAGGTGGTATCTTAACCAGATAATTTTCACCAAGAGCCATATTATAAAAATACAACATAAACGGCTTCCCGTTGCTATCCAGACCGTTACTTTTATCGATCATTGCCTGCAACATCTTGGTCACCCCGTAACCAGTTTTAATCCCAAAATCAAAGGGGTTAAATTTGGCCGTTGTATTTGTATCATGAAGAGATTCTATGGTACGTTTTCCACTCTGGATGGAATAAGTCGGCTTACTGAATCCAGAAAAGGCCCGGCCAGCTAAAATCTTAAAATTTCGGCCGAAATTCCCCCTTATCGTAATTTCTTTGGGGGTAAACGTACCAATCGTAAGAGCCGTAACACCATTCCCAGTCTGTTTGATCGTGGTGCGTTTCGGTTCCGTTTGTTGGATAGAATTAGGCATAACCGGGAAGGCCAAATAATCAATCGTTTTACCATCCCATGTGGTCAATTCCAACCCTATAATATAAGCCTCAAAATCATTTGGATATAAGGCAGATAGGCCAGCCCTTCCGAGTTGGCCTAACAACCTCTGATATCTATTTGTTGATACTTGAATGCTCATGTTCCTAACTTTCTTATAAATATAGTCAAAATTTTATGAAAGGCCAACCCTAACCGGGTTTTTATTTTCAATTTGACCATTACGGCATCGGAACACTGATATTAGAAATAGCCTGCAAATTTGTATCTATCATCACTACTACACTATCAATCGCAGCTTCCGCAGCAGATATAGAAGAAGATACTACAAAAAACTGCAAAAATCCAAGTGGAGATATTGCCATCATTAATGGAGATAACGACGTAGCGAGAGTCAAAATCTTCGCATTAAAATTAAACATTGCAAATGCAGCACCCCCAGCATTTGGAGGAACAGTCCCTAAATACCCCGAAACTGCTGCTGCTGCCATACCTGCTTCTGTCCCTAATTCTGCAACGTTCTGAACAAGTGCTCCCGCCTGAGCAGACAACACGTCCAACGCCTGCAAAAATTGTTCCTTCATATCTTCAAGCAGATTCCCCAAAGCAGAATCCAATTTCATCGCATTATCATACACCGTTTTATCATCTGGATCAATATCATCCAAACTCTCAAAATCCGGTGGTGTGCCATAGACAATCAAATGTGCAGTCTTACGCCCATCATTCCCACCAGAAGCCTCATCTTGTTCCTTATATCCACTCGTCACATAAGTATATTCCTCAGCTATCTCACGTTGAGACATCAACATAGCTTCAATCTGTGCCCGAAGATTTATAGGTGGTTTGGATAAACTCTTAATCGTCTCTTTAAGATGCTCTACATCCTGTTCTAATTGTGAAGCCATTAATTATCCCTTTTTTATGTTCTTATTTACTCCATGTGAAAGCCCGTTAAACGGACAATTCGTAATGCAATTCAAATTTCCAGAAAGATTCGGTATTGCCGATTGTGGTGTGGCATTCGTTATGACCGTCTGTTTGGCAGTAATTGTAACCGTTCCAGATTTCACGTCAATCGTAGCAACATCATCAGAATTTACGTCCTTAACATTAATCTGCAAATTCTCAAAGGAATTAAGATTTATCACCTTATTTGCAGCCACATTAACGTTCCCCTCAGACTCTACATTCACTTCGGCTTTCTCGTTCCCCGAACTCTTTATAAAAATCTTTGATATGGTCTTTGAAAATAGCCTAAAGAATAACGTACCTTTCTTCGGACTACCACCAACAAAAAACCCGCCATCCTTATCATAACTGCTAAAGAACTTTTCCCCCTCGCCATTATCCTCAGAGTAATCGTCCGCATCAAGAGTTCCTATGACGAACGGCTTCTGGCGGTACATATTTGTAGTGAAGATAACTTTAGAGCCTAATTCTCCTACATTCTCCGGGAAAAAGACATTCTGAATTGCCTCGTTCGTTATATAACACTGATGATATACAACGGCCCCACGATCATCCAAAACACTCACCCGTTTCTTACGAATACAGGTAGCAACAAACTTATCCCTATCTACACCAGTAGGGATAAGAATATTACCAAATCCAACAGTATCCGGTCTATTTAGTTGCCTTTTCTCGCTGACTCCACGCATAAGACATATGTTTTCTATTTATAAACCAATCAAACACCTCGTCATTCATACCATAATTCGGCAAACCAGTATATCCAGATTTACCTTTAAGATTCTCAGATTTCATCATATGAATCTTCATCTGGTCAATATTCGCTATACTAAAATAATTATAATTGACTGGCGGTTTTTGTAACGTTAATTCTCCCCCTTCAACAGTATAAATTTCTGTATTTCTATCGTAATCTTTAATCTCAAAATCCCTATTTTGCTTCAATATATCAATAAACATCCCCCTCTCCACTTGAAGAGTCGTTGTTCTATCTAACTGCTCCCCAAGAGATATACTATGAGATACCCCATTAACATAAAATAATTCTCCAGTTGGTTCAAATAAAATATATGACCCATATTTAATCCTTCTATCTCCATTCATCGTAATTGTACCTCTACGAGTAAATGGTAAATGCACAGTCGTCTCTATTGCGAATAACAAGTCGTTTACATAGGCTTTACGAAACGCATCTTCATTCCGATCTTTAGGGACAGAACGAGTTGCATCACAAGAAAGATAAATATCCGGAATAAGCATCCTTTTTGTCCCAAACCTATCTGCATATTTAGGGAAATAAACGATTGGAGCATACACCATAGAAATAAACTGCTCATTCCCTAACAAAGCATTCTGAGCCTGGAGTTGGTACATACAATATGCCCTATCATCAAACTCTAAAGAAGTTTCATAAACATCACCAGCAGAAACATTAATAAATAACTCTTTATCTATAACATTATAAACATCGGTTCTCGTGAATGGTGGTTGCCGTATAATCAAATCAAATTGATCCGTATAAGTATCCCCAAATATCTCTACGAATGGGTCTTGACAAATACGATTCAGCATCTCAATCAACGTGCCCTGAGAATTAGATAGTGACCCATCCACCAAAACACGTTCATCCAATTGTTCATCCACATTAAGATTTACTATCTGCCAAACACCTTTAACAACATCATCAGATTCCTTGAGACGACTATTGCCGATTAACTCATATTTCTTAGTACGACGATCCCCAAATGAAGAAAAAAGATCATCGGGAACAATACCAATATTTGATAATTGATTTATAATAAATGATGAAATCTCTAAAATCTTCCTAAATCCGTATGACAACCAATATTCAGAAAAATCGCCTGAAATTACATTTCTACGAACAACCCCATCCCCGGTACTGCCACCAAATAACCAATGATCCTGATCCCCCTGTACATATTGCAATGGAATAAAATAAGAGGCATCATCCATCAAAAGTTTGGTGAAATCCCTTCCGACAATACTAACAGTTTTATCTACAGAAGTGTTTCTTTGAGTTATACTACAAGAATCAATTAACCCAATCATATCCCAAATAGTACCCCCATTCTGAGTCGATAGCTTACTTTTTGGGATTTCAAAATAACCATTCAAATACCCCTGTTTGTATTGAGTCTTTTCTGCTGCATCAGAAATTTCTTTTCCATCCGTTCCGGACATCCCCAATTCCTCAAAACGAATAAAAATTAAATCATTTGGCTGCACATAATTTTCAAAGAAATCCATCATATATTTCCCAAGATACATAATAGGATTCTCTATATAAATATTATCCCCGCCAATACCAATAGCACCGAAAAAATTTATAACATTATTTTCATCGGCTTCATACAACTGCATCGGAGAAACATTTATACTAAAAGCCCCAACACCTGCATTTTTATTCGTAGAGGCAAACTCCAAAAATGGTGTAATATTAAACACCTTATCCAAAGCACGAATATAAATCCAAACTTTGGCATTTAACGGAATAAGGCTGCAATCAAAAGGCACATATTTACTCTTCTCTCCAATAAAAGCACCTTTCTCATCACGATCCTTAAATGGTCTCCAGCTCTTATAAAACTTATCCATCAAAAGAGCCTCATGATTCTTATTCCAAAAAGCACTATAATCGTACTGTTTTAAAAAAGAATGATCCCCAAACAAATCTTGAATATCCACAAACATATAATCTGTGTCTAATAACAAATTTGTCCCGGGCTTAATGTAAGGTGGATTTTCAGCCTTTATTTCAGCTTCATATTTCTTCTTTTCTTCTTCAGTATATTGAGATACTATATTTTCAAAATTAGTTGTTTCTGGGAGATCACGGTAAGTCTTATCCGACTTATCTTCTGGTATGGGCTTCAAATTCAAAAAATCCTTATCCGTCATTTGTTCTTTCCCCTCTTTTTGCTCAGGGAATTTTTCTTTAACAAATTCAGAAACAGGAATATTATCCGCTCCTCTATATAGATAATTCTGTAACATTATTCATCCTTTGTTGTTAAGGTCTTAATCACCTGATTAAGATAATTATGCCGATCTGATGCACTGATAGAATATTTAGTAGCTAATTGAGCTCGAGTCAATTTATTTGCTTCTTGTATTGATTCAGTCAAAGCATCAATTTTAGCAGCCGTTTCTTGGATATCAGTAGCAGAAGGTCGTTCATATTTCTCACCACTACCACCACCAGTCAAATCAATATCCCATAATTGCTTTACAAATTTAGTAAAGTTATCAATAACAGAATCAAGGACAGGAACTAATTTTTCTCCCCAACTGGTAAAGGTATTGCTAAATGCAATAGAAGAAGCCGTTACACTACCCGCAAGATTCTGAATAGGTATTTCTTCAGCTCTTGATTTTATATCCCATATTTGATCAGCAGGTATTTCTTGAACCCCCCTACCAGTCTGGGAAAAATCAAACATATCTCCATATCCGATTCCCATATTATGTAAAGCAGCCTGATATCCAGTAGTTCCAGGACCACCAGTTACTCTCTGCATATATTCTAAAAATGCTTTCTGGAAACCTGGATTCGAAAGATTTTGTTGAATCCAACCCATCACTTCAAAAGGAGTTGCATTTTCGCCACCCGGCATAACTTCACGGGCAACCTGCATCCTCATATATTTTATCTGATCATTGTTATCACCATTCGCACCAACCAAACTCTCAAACACCCGGTTCAATTGTTTTACGTCCATACCAGTAGCGGTCTTAAGAGACGTAAACATATCCATCAAACCATACCCATCTATCTGTCCAGTTTGCTCTAAAAGTTTCTCTGAAGTCTGTGAATATAAATTCATATATTCTGACATCTGGGTACGAATTTCTGCTTCAGTTGCGCCACTCTTACGAAGAGTTCCATAAATCTCCTGTAAAAGAGAAACCGTATTTGTACCCTGTCCATAAGAAGACACCTGCTGTAAATTATTTACTGCACCCGGATCAATTCCATAAGAACGGCTGATTTGCAATAACCTTCCAGAATCACTAATCGCTCCACGACCACCAGATAAAATCTGAGCCTCGGCTTGAGCCCCCTCTTGGACATTCATTCCTAATCTGGCATATAAACCAGAATTACCCCAAGAACGACCCATTCCTCTTCCTATTCCACCCCCCAGGACCTGAGATATACCAATAGCACTCTTCTCATGCTGTTCTGCAAGACTAATAGATTTACCAGCCAATGCACCAACAGCAGCAGCAACCGGATCAGAAAGACCTTCAAATAAAGCTCCTGCACCACCTAATACAGCACCAGCACCAATCGCAATCGGATTTCCTGAACGTGCAACTGCACCACCAGCAGCCGACATAACTTTCCCGATTGTATTACCCATTGCCCCTAACACCATAGCCCCCATTTGAGCAGCGAGCTCATAAATATTAGAAGAAGAACCCATACTGGCAGCCATACCAGCAACAACAGAACCAGTCCCCCCACCACGAACCTGACGTCCAGTAGGAGAATATTTTGAATCATCATCTGGCTGTTTTGTACCCATATCCCGAACAACATCCAAGATATCTTTCAATATCTGAGCTATCGCATTACTATTTCCAGGAATATCTCCACCTGATCCAGTAGGGACGGCCAAAGGAGCCCCACCAATCTGAGGAGAAGTGGGTGCCTGCATCAACCGATTCCGCTGCTCCAATAAATCAATCTCCTTTTGGAGTTGTTCAATATTTCCAGAAGTGATCCCGGTGAACTCCCGCCCTATGTTGACGAGTTCTCGCATTAAAGAGACAGCGGACTGACGTAGTTGATTTAACTGCGTTGTGTCGGCCGTTACCCTTATTCTCTTATCTTCTCCTGCCATTCTCTTTATATATCGCTTGGTAAGTTAGCCAATTCTTCCCGTGCTTCCCTAATCCACGCCTCTTGACGTTCTTCGGGAGTCATTTCTTCGGGTGATTTCTGTTTTAGGAATTCTCCTATATTTGGAACGTACTTGTTTTCTTCCTTTTGCGCTGCCAGCATTTCATCAAATAGCTGGTCTTCCTCAAACTCCAAAAGCTGATCCAAGAAATTAATTTCCCGGTGAGCTGATGACATAAAAGGGATATTGTGTTTAACCCTCCACCACCTGTCCACCGGGAAATTATTATTCCAACGAATAAGGAAATTCCGTCTCTCTTCGCTGGTCATATTTGCCTACTTTTTTTCTTGTTCCTTCTCTTTAGGTTCCTCTTTTTGTGGAATTAGGATTTTGGTGAACTCATTGAGCTTTGGGGTTACTTGATCAACGTAAGCCTTGCGGATCATAGTAAAATCCTCGAGGCCCAACTCGCTAAAATTCTTCACCATCAAATCTTTAATGAATTCCGGACACAAGATTGTGAGCGTCGCTTCAATATCGATCATATCACAGGCAGAAGCAGCAGATACGGTAACGGCTTGCGACAGGGAATTATAAAATCCCCTGCCGAGAGCCTGTTTCATAGCTTCTATCTGATAATACTGACCAACGTTCGGAAAGGCCATATTATACGTCTTCCCTTTAATTTCAAATTGCCATGCAGTTTCCATAATTGTCTTTTATTACGATTTAGTTGTAATCGGGTTCAGATAAACACCAGAAATATTAAAGCCTGAAATCTGGTTTTCTTGCAGCGTAAACGATTGATTGTTTACATAGCAAGGGTTCAGATTGGCAATCGTCTTCCCGGTATTGTCAACTTCCGTAATCAGTTTATTCGTCGGGTCGCTTGCTACGATAGTTTTAGCGAAGATGAATATCGAGAACGGGAATTCACCCATTGTAAGCGTGTTCAGAACTTGAGTAACGCTTCCGTAACGGTTCACCATTTCTTTCAATTCAGGCCGATCAAAATCAATAAAGAATTGATCAACCGTAAACGTACAATCAATTGACAGGGCGGGAACTTCCTGTTTGTTCATGTTCCCTAAACCCTGCACATTTCCACGAGTTATATTCTCTTGAAAGGTCAACCCACGTACATACCCAGCAACAGCATTCCCGAGCCGAATATAGGCTTTCGGGGCTGTAAAGGTTATCGGAGTGTAATCTGCCATTTTTATAATCTATTTAGTTAAATTCTTAAGTCATTGATCTACCGGAGAATGAATCCCGTAAAGAAAATCTTTGTAATTTCTGAGTTCACACGAATGTAGTACGAAACAAAATACGCATCCTCCTGACGAGTAACCGTGATATTCTCAAAGTCCAAAATCAGGTTGTCTTGAGTTTCCGTTGCAACTCTGGACTGCAAATAAGACTTCGTCCATTGTTGCAAAATACCGGGGCTCAGAGTATTAATATTCACACCATTTTCATCCCCTAAAAGTTCTACCTCAGCATTGTAAACCAATTCCCGGTTGATCTGTTCAACTATACGCATGAACTGTATAGAGAAGGACTGGCCGTTTCCATTAAATAACGTCTTATTATCCTGCAAGGTATTAATCCCCTGAAGAACAACATTACGTCCAATATTCGGATTAGGAACGGTAAGCAGAACACCAGCCTGAAGAGCTTTCTTCTGCTGTGCATCCGACGGAATGTGAACTAAGATATCTACACCAATACTCTTATTGGTTACAGGGATATACGGTGGCTTACCTAATGTCCTGCCTAAGATAGCACACATATTGTACATAACCGTCCACTTCCGATACCCCTCAGCAGAAAAATCAGAAGCCAAACCGACATCACCGTGTACCAGTTGCACAAACTCACTATTAAAAGTCTTCGCCAAAGCAAGAGACTGATCAAACTCCGCTTCGGTACCGTAACCACCTATCCAAAGGAACCGACGGAACTGCGAAACATTATTAATGTGACGCAATATCTTACGAGTTACCGAACTATTTGCATTCTCTCCGTATTGGTCCGTACAGATAGCATTATAGTCCAGATTGGTAATTTGCTCCAGAACTAAATCAATATCCGTAGAATTATACGTTTCCGTCCCACCAGTAGCAAGAATATAAGTTGCCGGGTCTGTAATATTCACATCAGCGGAAGTAACTTCACCAGTCCCGGTCACTTTAGACGAATCTGCGTCCAACACAAAACGAAGACCAAAATTGGTATCAGTTTTAGCCCATTCAATCAGAGTTGCAATATTGTCAAACTCCGGTGACTGAAGAATAAGTGTAGGAGTCGCATTCGCTTGATCTACTTCTCCATAAGAAATTCCATCTGCAGCCGTACCCGTATAGGTGCCAACCCAGAATTTCATCACCCACATATTCTCGTTATCTGGAGATACTTCCAACGTATATCCGTAACCCTGCGAAAGGATATTCCCCACTTTCACGCCATTTGCATTAACCCCCTCATCTTTGGTAAATACTGCAAACGTACCACCATTTTCTCCACCACCAGTAGCGGTAAAAGTCATACGGGCCGAAGTCGTCGTGGCTGCACGTACATAGTACAGCTCAGAAATCCCTTCTGCTGCTGGGTTATTTGGGTCAGGGAAGAACAGGCCCTCGGCCATCTTCCACCACATACCGCCTTTCACAAACGATTGGAACTCAGAGAGGGTACTGAACGAGTAAATAGCCTTCTGTCCAGAGGCTTGCTGTCCGCTTATACCTGCTCCACCACCATATCCGGAACCAAATACTCCGGTGTCGATAACCAGCAAACGACCGTAATCTAACGATCTGGCTGCACTTCGTTCACCTGATTTTATGGTCGAATAGGCTCCCGGGAGGGTAACTTGTTTATTATTAAAATAGAAAGTTGTCGCCATATCTTCAAAATGTTTTTCTGTTTATTATCTGATAATATAGTAAAAATTTCGTCAAATTAAAAATTATTCTACCCGTTTTCTGGAATAATGTTAGGCCAATCAAACTCAACCTTATTCAAGAACACTTGTTTCTCAATAGAAGGGATTGAATATTGTGTCCGTAACATAAGCGTAATTGATCGCAAAAACACCGGAAAAGGTATTATCTGCGTATTGACCATAAGCTCTTTCATTCCAAACGAAATAGACGTGTAACTCTGTGCAAGAGTATTATAGGCTCCCACAAAAAACGAATAGATGACCTCGGAAAGAAGGATGCTTTCTATCATATTTACGCTCACACAAATCACCTCAAAATTGAATGCCTTTCCATCCAAGAATTCAAACCTGCTACTTGAAGGTCTTTGAACAACTTGTGGCATCTCTACACCAGTTTCCCGGCCTATGGCATTATCCCCATTATCCCGAGACGGCTCCCGAAGAACAATAACCGGGCACATCTGGACATCCTTTGGAAATTCCAATGCCACTCGCAACCTCTTAGAATCCTTTGGGCCTCGCAAAAATATCTTCTTTGCCTGCTCATAGAAATCATAAGAACCATCTTGGACCCCGTTTAATAACTGGTAAAGCCATGTTTCCTTCTCCTGTTCTGGAGTAGTGGCCTGTAAAGAATCCGTACGGATATACTCTAACCCAGCCTCTAATATTTGTTTTACCCGAATTATTTCCATTATATACTTTTTAAGAAACTATCAATTGCCTGATCTGCCACCGCTGGAATCCTGGAAATATTAACTGCATCGTCCATTAAATGCAACGCATGGAATCCGGGATGAATCCAGCTATTCGGGTCTGAATTATTGCTTACCCTGCGGAACGTAAAATAACCGCCCCGCTTCTTCTCATTCCCAGAACTTGTCTCTACACGAACCAGCCCCTCGTATTGAGCCGTTTTATGCTTATATTCTCCCCAAATCTTATCTTCAGTACGTATCTCCTGACGAACCCCCTTAACTCTGTATTGCTCCGGTAAATCGCTAATTTTAAGAGGTGACGTCGCACCCTTTGCAATATCATAAACTTCCCGAGGCATTGTAGAAGCAAACAACGTTGATTCTGCTACTGCGTCTGAGGTTGCATGCCGAAACGGAATTGTAAGATACCAGCCATTCTCCGTAATCTTCCTCTTATCTGATTCCCCAAACCCGGTCTTCATATCAAACGGAGAAGCCCCATCCTCAACCATCATAGGAAGAGGATTATCCGAGTTATTACTTAAACCGAATACAACCTCTGTTTCACTTACACGATCCATATACATGGCTCGTTTGTAATCCTTACGGGTTTTCTTCAGTTTTTCATTGACGAGGTTTTCCCAATTATACATATACTCATACGCAATGCTGTCAATAATGCTCCTTCCAAGGTCAGCACTTTGTTCCTTGGAAAGAGCAAATTCCTTTACTACATCCGTTAAATCTATGTTAATAGGTATCATTTTCTATCACCCCGCCCCCATCATAATTTGGCCGATCTTGGATAATAAGGTGAGAACGCCTTGCAACGCCCTGCAAAGGCATCTTGATTTGTTCAAAAGAACCTTTCGTGCTCTGCTTCAAAGACGAACGCACCTCATGAGGAACATCTATAATCTTATATTCAATCCTATGCTTATAAGATACAGATATAGAATAATTTACAAACTCTGCAGGAAATTGTGTCATATCAAACTTGACACAATATTTGTTATCCGTAGATATCGAATATGCAGCCTCTGAAATTTTTACTAACGGCTGATTGTCTGCAACAAATACATACACTCCATAAAACTGGATAGGTGCATATGTGCAGAAACACCACCCTTCATCCCCAGAAACATTCAATTTCAAAGTTTCCGAAAACGTCGTAAATTCTTCTTTCAGGGTAATGCGGTTATAAAACTCAATAACCTCTCTTTGAGAATCTTCTACTGTCACATTTACGGCACCAATCAATTCTGGAGACCATTCCCGATATTCTGTATCCCGGTTAAGAGACGTGATCAACGCCCGGCATTCTCGCGGCTCAATATAGAAGAACCCTACTCCACCACAATTCTCACAGGTAGGATGAGGCCCCATACCACCAGAAGAACACGGGCAACGGACAGCCCGTTCGCTCACGATCCAATATCCGTGAGCAAACAAGGCATTATTGAACTCTCTTGGTTTAAAATAAACTTGAGGAGTTACCGTTAGATTCGGCTGCTGCTGAATCACCGATGGTTTCTTTTCGCCAGCCATTACAATACTGCTAATTTAATTTCGTCGTAAATCAATTTTATCCTCGGGATAGTAGCTTTTAACTCGCGCTCATATTGGAGAAGCCTGGCGTTATACCCACTCGAAGTTGCTGAGGCTGTGCTACTTATGGATTGACTCAACCCGTCCACACTTAATGACTGTCCAGCAATACCAGCCCCAAGAATAAGGTCACCAGCAATCCCGAGAGGACCAAACGTGGCAATCTTCCCCACAACATTCATCAAATCGTAAGGTAAATCATCCAAATCAAATCCGGTCGTATACTGGAAATCCCAATAGTCGGGAATATTGGTAAATCGCTGCATGCCTAACTGACTTGTAATGCCAGTCAAGATGACGTTTGCATTCGCCTGCACGGTGGATGCACCAGTAGGGACAACCGAAATTCTTCGGTGCCGTACCCCGTTACTATTGTCATTAGAACGTAACCACGACTCCGGGTATATGATTTGTTCTATGTTGTTCAACATCCCTATCAAAGACAGGGGTTTTTCCACCGGGAATCTTGTACGGATTATAGGGAAGTTCTGCCAGTAATCATCACGATAATAACTGGTATTCTCATACTCTATCAATTGCTTCTTAAAACGGAGATTAAAGAAATTCTCAACTTCTCTTTGGGCCGAACGGATATAGAATTCCATGGCTGAATCAGAGAACGCTTCCCCATCTAAAGAAGTAATGTCAATCCCATACAAATACAGGGAGAATACTTCTGCCGGAGTAAGTATAATCCCTGTATTCACCCGATACTTGACTGTTATATTCAGTGTCGGCATTTTTGATATTTAATTAGTTATTCCACAGCCTGAGCGTCTAATGCTTTTTGTGCAGCATAAGCCACCAGTTCGTCTTTCTTCATGCGTTCCGGTTTATCTTCCTCAACGTACAACCCTACCTCTTTGAGATACTCTATAATTTTCGTCGCAGAAAGATCCATAAGCGTTTCTTTGATCTCCTCTAACGTAAGAGGTTTTTCTTCCTCTTTTGTTTCGGCAGAACTCTCTTGCGCCTCAGCAGAGGGGGCAGGTTCTTCTTGTTTTGTTTCCTGCGGAGCATTTGCTTGTTCTGGAACTTGAGTCGCAGGATTCTCCTGTAATGGAGTTGTAACGGCTTTCAGTTTTGCCTCGGCTTCTTCCCACAGACGCTTCCACTCTAAAAGATCTTTCTCCAAAGATTCAATCTTATGATCTTTTTCTTTGATAGAATTTTTCAGACCAGTCACTTCCAACTGATGCTGATCAACAAGTTTCTGCATATCTTCTGTGAGCAATTTCTCAGTAGAAGTCTTTACAACTGGCTTCTCAGCGTAAATATTTGCATACCCCTCAGCAAGAATTTTCTTACCAACAGATTCCTCTACCTCTACAACACCCCCAACGAATTTCAGCTTGTGTTTACCACAAACAATTTCTTGACCTGCGTATTTTTCCGAATACAGTTTCATAATTTTCAATTTTATAAGAAAAAGAAAGGGCGAATATCGTCATAGATACCCGCCCTTTTTATTAACCTTAAACTAACCCAGGACGGCCGATATTAACGATTCGGCAAATCTTACCGGGTTGATACTCAACCGGGGTACCATAGTTCAGGATCGCAAACCGACGACTCGGAGCCGTGATAGCAAAATCCATCTTCATGGTGTCGGCAACTTGAACATACTCCATGATCTGAGCGTCGTTCACGTAAACCAGAGCCGATTTCGTACCAGCGATGATACGGTTACGGTCGTGAACTTCTCCGGCACCTGCACCGTCATAGCCAGCAGCCAGTTCAGCAACAGAAACAGAGAAGATAGGATAGAATTCTGCAACACTTGCATCGATCACATCCTTAACCGTACGATAGATCGTAAATGCCTCTGCCGGATAGCTACCAGAAGTAGCAGCAGCAAATTTCAGCGTAACCGACTGAGTAGCGGTAACAGCCTGAGCACTCATATTGATCTGAGTCAGAGCAGACTCACCGTAACGGTTTACAGCAGCAACGGCATAGAAATAAGTACCAGCATGAGCCGTACCGAATTTCGTCTTGGTGTCGGTAGCTACTGCAATCGGGGTCGACGTGTCAGCAATAGGAGCGTCGGGAGCCTTGTCAAAGGTCTTACCAGTACCCAGCTTGCGAGGGGTGCGGATATCGAAGAACTTATCGTTCTTAACGTCCACTTTACCGAACTGAGTCGTAATGTCGTTTACCGACTGACCCATAGTTGCACCAGTAACCGAACCACCCAGACCAACAATCACTCGTTTACTTTCGTGGAATGCCTTTACATAATCGTTAAAGACAACCGGGTTCGATATAATGCGGTCGATATAACCGTTTCGGTCGTTTACGACAGCCTGAGCAGCATCTTCTACCAGAGCGTCGTTCAGAACGGCACCGTCAGCGTTGATAACTGCAACGTCACCGAAGTAAGCGTCCAGAGCCTGTTCCGAGGTTTTACCCTGCATACCACCATAGATATCGTTGATACCGGTCAGGTGCTGACGGAATACACCGTCAAACTGAGCGTCGATCTTCGAACTGTCAGCGTCTACAAGGCGTTGGTCAATAAGGGTCTGCAACAGAACCGTCTTATTTTCCACTTCCTTGGTATACATATTCATACCACCAGCCAACGCAACTAACATAGCAGGGTGAGTAACCTGACCCACAACGCCCATAAATTTCGTTACGATGGATTTACGACGATACTGGCTATCCGTTTCCTGAGGGGTTTCGCCTTCAAGATTAAAGATACCAACATCTTGACCGTATTTATACAGTTGATTGTACTCATGAACGGTGTTCGTAATTTTTTGTTTCGGCATCTCCATCAGGAAAACCAACTGATTCAGACAGTTTTCAAGAACTTTCAATACCGGGTCGAGCGATTCGACCTTCAAGCCACCACCATTGTTGATCTGGTCGTTATACTGCATACCAGTTTCCAGACCTGCTTCCATGGCCTTAAGAATATCCTGGGCTTGAATGCTTTCTAAGAAACGGTTGGAATCACCACCCGCCGAATAATCATATAATTCCATACACTTAAAGATTTTTCTTGTTTAACAATTAATTAGTAAATTTTACTCCTCGTTCATACATCAGGCGAGCGGTTGATTCGCCGATCATATGGCAGTCCGGATTGGTCAAGAAGTTTTTGGTATCGTCTATCATAGACTTCTTGATATCCTCATTTTTTTCGCGGCTAATAGCGTCAGACAAAATCTGACGGGCCAGAGGGCGTTGAGAAACAATGTTCACTTCCATTTTACCCTTTTCGTCCGTTTCCATGCTTTTTTGTAAAAGTGCAGCAGCCGAAACAGGGGCACGGAATGCGGGGGCCTGATCACCAATACTCTTCAGCAGAGTTTCCTGACCATGTACCGATTTCTCAATACCTTCAAAACGAGCGTCGATCTTAGAAGAAAGGGCTTCAAAACCTTTGGTAATGGCTTCCACAACGGATTTCATAACCTCTTCTTTTTCCTCTTCCTTATCTTCCTCTTTCTTTTCAGGTTCGTCGCTCTTTTCCAGCTTCTTACCCTTTTCGATCTCTTCCTCTTTCTTCGTTTCTTTCATGACTTCTTTCTTGTCACAGGCCATCGCTTTTTCAATATCGATCCCACCACTTTCAATCATGCCGAGAATATATTGATCGCTAAAGCCAGCACCACGCAGCGATTTTACAATCTCAACGTCTGCATACTTTTCTAATCCTTCCATAACATTTAATTAATTAGTTTCCGTTAATATAATAATAGATTTGTCAAAAAACAATTTTTCTCCCAACTTTTCCACACAATCACACAAAACTCTCTCGTTTATGACCTTATTTTGGAATTGTTTATAGAAAGTGGACAATTCCTTACCTACATTGATCGAAGTCGCTATAACTCGGAAATTTCGGTCAATAATGATATGATACCCATCACGGTCATATTCAAGAATAGGGGTGTTCGGTGCAAAAGGCTTTTCTGACTCAAACTCATAATCCACATAATCTGACTTCTGGACACCCTTTACAATGTCCATATATGAATTACCATTAACGGGATTAAAAGTCAAAGCCACGTTTGTAATAAGAGCCCTTGTAATCTTATTTTGGTTTTTCTTATCACGTTCAAGAGCCTTACCCTCTATAGACATCCCCGGCTTACGCTGGCTGCCACTTTCGCGCATCTCTAAACACTTGTCCCAAAATGCACGGGCCTCTGGAGATTTCTCCCACAATTTACCTTTGACGTAAAACTTATTACCGTCTACAATTTTTGCTTCCAAAGGTTCACCAATCCAATAACGTGATTTATTGGTGGGGCTGCGTGTAGGTAGGTGATCTAAATTGAAATACCCGTTTTTCAAAAAGTAATCCAATTCAAATCCAGCTGGGTCCATAGACTCCTCTTCCATATCCGTAGAGTTGTCCGAAGCAATCCCCTCAAAGATCATGTTTTTATACCGATCCTCTTCGGTTGTATTTGCTCCAGACGCACCCTTGGATATATCCAGATCAAGCCAAAAATTGAATCTATCCTTCATTATTTCTTAACTCCACCTTCTAAAAGTTTATATTTTGCTTCGACCAAAGAAAGGTTATCCCAACTATCCCCAGAACTCAATTCAAAAACTTCAAACCCATTATCCACATCATAAGTTATAGCCCATTCCGTTCCACCTTTTCCTTTATACCCCTCCTGGTCAGGGTCACCGCCTTTTGGTCGGGCATTCCCAAAAAACCCTTCATCTTCCTTAACAAATTTAACTCCAAGGTCACGAAATTCTTTGTTAAGAGATTTTACATTATATTTCTCAACTGCTTTTGCACCCTCTTCTTCTTTATAATCAAAAGAACCAGATTCAAATTCTGAATCAAAATCTTCTTGTTCCTCAGGGTCTAAAAGTTGATGATAAAATTCTTTCACATTTTCACGTTCTCCAGTGACAATCGTATTACCATCTTTACCTTCTTTTATTTCAATCCCCTGCTTTTTAGCATCTGCCACAGCATCGTCATCTTCGTAAATAGAATCCTCAAAAATAAAAGTTTCAGTTTTCCCAGAAGACTTTTTATCTTTCTTTGTTTTTTCTTTAGAATCAAAAGAGCCAGCTTCAAATTCCGCATCAAAATCATCTCTTTCTTCGGGATCAAGCAATTCTCTGTAAAATTGTTTTACCTTTTCTCTATCACCACTAACTAAAGAAACACCGCCTTTTCCTTCCTTAATATCAATACCTTGTTTCTTAGCAGCAGCAACCATTTCTTCATCCTCGAAAATAGCATCCTCAAAAACAAAAGAATTCCCAGAACCTTTACCGCCCTTTTTCTCTTTCTTTCTTCGTTCAAGTTCTCTTTCTGCTGCCTGCCTTACTGGATAAGGAGTAGCAAGAGACTGAGCTGCTCTTTTTAATGCACCATCAGAAGCCTCTCTTGCCTGTTTATCGTAATCAGAATCATCCTTTTTACCCTTTTCTCCTTTTACATCTTCGGGTTGTTTATCCTTACTGTACTTCTGGCCCACTCGACCCAGTTTACGGTTCACAGTATTATCAGAATAATACCCCGTTTTCTGGGCCTTAAATATACTGTCCGCAAACTCAGCAACCGACGCCACAACATTTTGATCATGTTCACCAGCAGCACCAATAACCCCCATCAGGGCTTTCGCAATTCCTTCCGGACCCAAATCACATTTCTTAATATCCGGATCAAGAGATTCTCCAGAACCTTTATCCGAAGCACCTGCTCCAACGGCTTTTTCAACCCATCCGTCGGGAAGCAAATCCGTCTTACCCATTTCTTTAGCATGTTTCTTAATCCATGCTTTTGCCTTTGCTTCATTTTTAGCACGGCCAACGGAACGAATAGCATCCTTTAAATCCTGCTCGTTACGAATAGGGAATGAACCGTCTGGCATGGCTTCCCCCTCATCCGCTAATTTCTCCCGTTCTTTACCTGAGAAATAATGTTTGTTAGCAGCCTTTACAATATCTGGATTATTCCGACAAATTTCTTGGAACGCAATAGGTGAAAGAACCCCGTCTTGAAGGCTCTTAATGATCGTATTTGCTTTCTTCATAGAATCCATCCCGGTTAATTTCTCAATATTGGTTCTGGCATTTTCATACTCAAATTTATATTGATCCAACTGGCAAAGAGGCACCCATGCCGAAGCAGCATGTTCCTCGCTATTTAAAACGAGAGGTTCCTTATCTCCGTGTACATGAACATAGAAATATTCTATATAAACCCCGTCTTTCCTGTATTCACCCATCTTATCATACGGAACAATGTGCCCCATCTGATTTTCCCGATTGGTAATTAAGCCAGTTTCTTCAAACAGTTCCCGAGCCCCTGCATCCTTAAAATCTTCACCGGGCTCTACATGTCCACCGGGCAAACCCCAAAGACCAGTATATCCACCCTCGGAATCCAGTCGCTGTAACAGAAGAATTTCGCCCTTATCGTTAAATACAAGGGTGTCCGCAAACCGGGTTTCCCCTTGTTTGGATTTCATGATTTCAAAATAAAGTGCCTTGGAAATAACGCCTTGTTCATAACCATCACGGGCCACGAGTATAGCTTTAGTATCCAAAATGGCTTCAGAACATTCCTTGTCTGATTCTAATTTAGCCATAGACTTCTCAATAGAAGCCATCTCGTTACATGCTGCAACCACTTTATCAGTGTGCTCTTTCATGAACCGTTTGTACTTTGCCGGATCAATTAAACCATTGTCCGAAATGGAAGTCTCCATAGACTTCTGTATGGCATATTTGTCACCCAGAACGTCCGCTTCTTTTAAGAGCGCTTTCCTGCGATCATATAGAGACATATAATCTGCAACCTTTTCAGCTTCATTCTGCAGATTAAAGAATTTCTTCAAGTTTATCATATCTGAATATTTTGACTATTAATATACATAAAATTCTCTCAACAATTACACCTCAAAATTCAAATCTCCAACGGTGATCTTCACCTTGCTCTTACGTTGTACACGATTCTCTGAGGGTTTAGGGGCAAACTTCTTACTATCTTCATCCCATTCGTAACCCGGTGGAATGAACCGTAAATCGCACCTACAAAATGGATGGACAGTTCCTAAGACTGGTTTCCAGTCTTTAGATTTACGTCCTATATTAGTTCCGTTAGCCAGCAATTCAGCAACGGTAAAAATCCTCGGCATGCTACCTATCCCACCAGTTAAATAGAGGGATATACAATGACGGCAATTTCCACTCCAAATCATTTTCCCATTACGGCGAATAAAGAGTGTATTATTTTTTTCTACTTCCAGGCATCCTACTTCTCCAGACCATTGAATTTTATTAAAATATTTATTAATATTCTTAATTGTTGTTTTTTTGCTTATACCAACAATATATCGTAAATGTTTTGTAATAATTTTAGAACCATCCTTTTTAAAAGAAACTTTTCCAATTTCATTCCGTTCTCTCAAAGATGGGGAATACCCACACTTTAAAACAACCTCGCAAAGATCATCAGCCATCTTTTTAGATGAAGTAAAAATAACTTTTACACCACCTATTTTCTTACCATTCTTCCCGGCGGAATTCTTACCAACTGCTCCATCACCCTTTAAATAAGCATTCAAGAATAACATCAAATATTTCTTATCAAGAACCTTTATTTCTTCTGGAATATATTTTTCTATAGAATGTCCAAATTTTAAAAACCACCTAACTAATTCATCATAGCTCTTATCTAAATTACAAACAAACGAACCACTATTATATAATATATTACGATCCGGAAACATTCTTGAAAAACAAGAATTAATCTCACCAAAATTAATTTCTTTTGTTTGGCTTATAGAAATTTGAGACATGTTAGAACTACCATCTTTTCTCTTTCTTCTAAAAGAAACAGAACCCTCCGCAAGCCACCACCCCATGAATTCGGAAAAAGCAGTTGTTTCTATTTTTTTACCACACAATTGAATATATTTACTTTTATCTCCTTCCCAATTTTCAACACCTAAATACATAATATCACGACAAATTAAATCCCTTAAATCTTGACTCGGAATTAATTCATTCTGATAGATATCTTTTTTAGAACCTTTTAATCTCTTACCTATCAAATGATTATGATTAGGTGTAGAAAGTAAATCAATTCTTCTATTTTTATAATGGTGCATCTCACCAGAATATTCATATTGAATTTTAGAAATAATAGAAGAATACTCTGCCTTATTTTCTTCTAAATTATATGTTAAAATACGTTCATCCCCACGTATATCCTTTAGATATTTAAACCCTTCATTTGTTAAAAACTCAGTATCTTCAATGGGGAAGCACGCTCCCGGGAATACATCAAAATAAACCCGTGCATCCACTCCGTGAACATCCATTATATTCTGTGCAGTACCCAGCGTATAAATGTTCTGGCACTCTGTTTCTACTATACGGCCCCAATCCTGATTCCAACTCCTTAACTGGTGCCCTATATTAGAAGTAATTTTCTGTACAGATTGACGTCGCAAAATACCGTCATCCATACGTTCTTTAACTACCTTAATAGTTTCCTGTCGTTTTGTTTCAACAAGGTATTCAAGCTCTCCCTCAGAAATAAACGTATTTAACGCCTTTTTCTGTCGTTCCCCCATACCCTTAATATATTCATAGGTTCTACGGCTGGCAGCACGATATTCGGCAATCTCTCTTGAAGTAGGTGGTGTATATTGCTTCTGAATAAGATACTTATTGAAATTGTTGTAATCTATCTGTGCAGCCTGTGGAACGGTCAATTGCCCGGTAAGCCTACCAAATAAATATGCTTTCCAGTACGGAGGTAAATTAGACGCTATCTTATTGAAATCTATATTATGCTGTCTCAAAATCAACTTGTCCAGAGACGTCAACGATTCCTTTCCCAGAACCTTTGCAACCAAAACAATAATATTCCGGTCTATGATCCCGAGTAAACGGCTGATTTCTGATTCTGTAAAAAGAGACTGCATACTATTTACCTTTCTGCATTTTCACCATTTCCTTCACCAACTCCTCAAATGTAGAATTCTGAATAACATTGTACATCCGTTTGGCATCATCCTCATAACCATTCACCACTTTAGGGAACCGAACAGGGTCTTTCAATTTACCCTGCTTAAAAACCGGACGGGCCGTTTTATAATCTACACCTTTGTATTCCTTTTCCATAACCAAAAGAAGGGCTCATGACTCCAAAAGAGTCTCAGAGCCCTAATTAATAGATCATTACAATGTTATTTCGCTCCCCATGTTTGGTCAATATAATCTAACGCTTTAGATAAAATCGGATTCTCTTCTTCCTCTGAGGTTTGTTGTTCGTACTCTGCAAAGACATTTTCGTTATCCTGTCCATCCACAAAAGAATTCATCCCTTCCCCGCCCATCATTTTACTCTGCTGTGCCGTTTGGTAGACTTGGTTCAAAATGGTGTCTTTATTCGGGTCAAAATCACGTCCACTATATTTCTGGAACATATCTTCCAAAGAGACCATACCATTGGACAATTTCTCTCCGTCTAATTTTACTTGCTTTTCTTCGTCCTCAACCTCAACACCAGTAAATACAAATTCGTAATCTTCTGCAAGTTCTCTGACCAAATATTTATTGATGATATTCTGCAAGAATATAAGCAAAGGTTTCAACCCTTTGTTCTTACTGTGTTCCAGACGGGCTTTCTGTCCTTCCTGACCAAACATACGGGCCTGCTCTTGGAAATTAAACCCGAGCTCACTTGGATCAATACGGTAAACAGAACAGGTAAGAATAAATAGGAACCTCAACCATTCATTGAACTCCATGTCACGGTTCCCATGCTGCAAGTCAATCCACTCCAAATCTATACCCTGTATTACGGGGACTTTGTGTGAATTCTGTACCCCCCGCATAGTCTGTGTCCATGCCTGACGGAACTCATTCAACGTGGAATTATCAATATTCCCGCCCTTTATATTGATGAACCCTTTAGGCTGGGAACCCTGTTTGAAGAAATTGCCGTTGTACTGCATACCCCAAAGAATCCATGTCATGATTTCTATAAGGGTTTCCAGCTCACTCGTACCGTATCCGTTTTGGAGGATATTGGTGGACTTATTACGTATCCCATACCCTAACTCCCATGGATAGTACATAATCAACTGATCGGTCGTAGGATTCCTCAAAATCTGGTTATTCCAGACCATTGCATAACGGGGGAGATAACCTTTCCAGCGGTATTGTTCGAATGCCTGTGCAAACCGGGGATCGGCCGTATCCAATAGACGGATCATGGCTGCGTCCACCGCTTTGAATTTACGCAGGTTAAACGATCTGTCCCGCACACATTCAAAAGTCAATTGATCTATGGTCAGGGAATCTCGTACAATCTTACGAACAAAATCCTGGAAATTATCAGTTGTTTCCCACTTGTCATTCAAGCCACCGTTCTCAAGGAACTCAACGATCTCTTCTGCCTTACGTTTCTCATCGTCAGAAAGATCAGTAGTATCCTCATCAAATATAGAACGTTTTTTACGAATCTGGAACCCTTCTTTTTGTTCGTCCGTGCTGAATTTTAGGAAATTCTGAACCTGTTCTACACGAGTGTTGATAATGGCTTTAATGATGGAAATATCTCCCATCTTCTGGAGCGTGTAGAACGTCGCCCCGCCTTTGGTGGCTTTATAGCCAGCCCCATCACTCGCACTATTCGGATCAAAAAACACGGATTTAATGTGGTTCTTGCTTCCACGCATGCTGTCAGCATACATATTCGCCTTCATCACATCTTCAATGTTAGGGGACATCAACTGGCTCTCATACTTGGTCTGGATTAAGGTGGGTAAACTCTTTTGGAGTAAATCCACCTTTTCCAGAGGCCATGCTGAAATTTCCTCTAAGACATTTTGTGTCTTTTGAACCGAAGTATTATTTTGCGGTTTTTTCTTAGCCATCTTTATTAATTACTTGAACCAGTATCGTCCGCTGTTGTAAACGTCCACGGGCCAGATATAGAATCCTGCATATTAGGAACTTGTGTCGTAACTTGCCATTTATATTCTGTACTTGGTTCTGCACTAATTGCATCCCATGCCTGTGTCGTCTCACCAGAATATCCAGATTCTGGAGTTTCAGCAGATTTCCACATCTTTACGAGATATTTAGTTGCATCCGGAACGGCATTCCAGGAAACATTCACATAACTACTATCAACTCGGGATACATTATCCTGTCCATCAATAGGGGCAACGGGGGTCGTAGTGGGGGCAACGGGAAATTCTGCTGTAACAAGTGATTCCGAACCATTTTCACCAATCGCTGTGAGGGTAAGGTTATTCTCTTTGGCAAACTCCACGAATTTTTCCTCGTTGATCGGGCCAACATTCCAATCCATTCCCAGAGCCTCTACATCTCCATTATAGCCTCTCGGGGGCCATTCTGTCACCGTGAATTCTTTCTGATCCTTTATACCGTCAGTGATCACCTCTACATCCAGAGAATTATCTAAATTTTGAAAGTGATAAGTCTTCATCGTCGTACAAAGTTAAGATATTGCAACCAATTCAACTGGCTCTTTGTCGTTTTCAACGGCCACCAGTCCAAGACTGTTTTTAGTGGCAAATTGGATGAACTCATTCTGGGTACGTGAAGTAACCGACCAATCAGGCATCAGGGCTGCAATAGCAGCATTCCATCCACGAGGAGGCCATTCCGTTACGGTGAATTGTTCTTGTTTACCCATAGCATCCGTAATCACTTCGCAATCGATGCTCTTGTCTGAATTGAAAAATTTGTATGTTTTCATCTTATTATCTTTTTAAAATTACATTTTCTTTAAACTGAAGCCCCAAACCATAGTCGCCCCGCCTTGTCCATCGCCAGAAGCTACTAAAGGTAAATAAGGCAGCGACGCAATACCTGCTACAAATTCAACACGCATTGAACCAAACATGGAACTCCCCATAGAGGTAACAAACCCTAATTCTTCACTACTCATTTCAGTAGTGTTCCCCTCTGGGTCTGTATATATAGCAGCTACCTGAGTGATCCCGGTCGTCGTTGGCATTACCATTGCGACGTAGGCAGGTTTATAAAAACCAAACTCTAAAGAATAGGTAGCATCAACTTCCAAAGAAATATTCTGCTGCAACACCTTAACCCGGTTTCCAGAAGGAGTATTGCTCAAATACATTGCACCATATCCAGCGGGAGCATCTACTGATGGATAAACCCCCGGAGGAGTTACCGCCTCAGAAGTTACCAAATCCAAGAAAGTCCAAATATTAGATTTGGAAGTATCCGGAAATATAGTATCCTGCAACAAATTGTCTGGATCGGGTTTCGGGCCGTCTACAGCAAGTTCCCGAATCATATGTTCTTCAATAGCAACTAATGAGAAAGAACCTTGCACCGCAAAGTCCACCAAATTACCTTCGTTTATTTCTCCTACATTCCAGTCCGGAAACGCTATTTCCAGACCGTCTGGATTCTCAACCCGTGGAGGCCACTCTGTCACAAAAAATTGACGTTGATCTCCGCTGGCATCTGTAATGACCTCAGCCGTGTACGTTCCTTTGTCAAATTTATAAGTTCTCATTATACGGTTGCTTCTTGATGTTTGGCACGGTAATACAACGTTTCAACCGTTAAATCATCGTTACGAACGGCAACCTCGGTCAGTGATTTTTCAATTATAGCTGCTTCCATCTGTTCCTTTTCGGTCAGAACACCGGATTTATTTTTTGCAACCACATCGGCACGGAATGCCTGTACAGTCTTACGATCAAAAACCTCGTATTCGTGGCTCTTAACCAAATCGTCGAACTCCTTACGGGTTATTTCGTTTTTATTTGAGAATTCAATCATTTCCAATGGTTTTAAAATTATTTGATAATATACAAATATTTCCGCTAAAAACCAAATTCTTCAACATATTATATGCAAGAATAGTACTGGTACGCCTTACATCGTTCCAATTCCAATAGCCGTTCCCTCCAAATTTCCTGGAGATTAACGATTGACCTTCTCCATCTGTTTTTAGCGAGCCACCATCCACGGATTTCATCGTAACACAACTGTCCGGTCTTCTTGCAATACTCCCGCAAATTGCCTAATTTTTGATGAATAATCTGCATTGTACGGAATGTCGCCTCATGGGATTTCATCGTTATCTTAGTAAAGAATCCACAGGCCCGTTCAACTGTATCATAATACCCATCACCCTTTTTCCTTTTCTTGTAGATAGTTTCCTCTCTAATTATATATCTAAAAAGCCCCAAACGCTCTAAGATAGCGATATGGGACTTTAATTTCGATTTTGTAGTGCAACCGATTATTTTACAAAGTGTTTGTTGGCTAACTTCCAAATTTGTTTTTCCGTACTGTTTAGATTTTGCAACTACAAATGCATATATCATAGCAGCCTCATGAGTCATTCTTAACCCTTCTTCCAATAGCTGGCTATTACGGAACCATGCTCCGATATAAAGTTTGTTTTGTTTTACACGGCTAAAAAAATTCTTTTTACCTTGGATCAATGATCCATTGATGGAAAGAAATTTACTGTTCGCAAATACGAACCGTTTTACCTCAACTTTATCTACGAATGATTTATAAGCGATATATTCAAAACGTTCCTCAATAGAACGGAACTGTTTTTTTCTGCTTCGACAGATTGTGTCAAAAATGAATTGCTCTCTGGCATTTAGGGATGGAAATCCCTCTTCGTTACAATAATACATAATTTTTGTTTTAAGATTAAAAGCTGAGCGGAGAATTCTTTTTGAAAGGTTTTAAAGAATGGGGACGGTTTTCACTCCGTGCCCCATTCAAAATCTTAAAACAAAATTTATGCAAAAAGAATGTGGAAATCTCTTCCCAACATTTAAAACAAATATACAAATCTTTTTCCCGTAAACCAAATTTTTCAATCAAAATTCCTCAGAAAATCGGAAAAAGTCCCGGCTCTCTTTTTCTTCCCCTCTATTAAACGAACGAAGTGAGTAATAGAGGGGGAGTTAAAAAAGAGTCAAATAATATAAACTTATATAGTTTCTTATATTTCGCAAATTCCAAGGCACACCCTACTGGAATACAATCATTTATATCTCCAATCCTTTTGTGCTATATTTTTATCCATTTGCACACAAGATAATCCTGTGTTATATTATGCCATTTAGAAATAAATGAGTATATTGTATATTCATATTCAGAGAAATTCGTAAAAGTCTAATAATTAAATATTTTTGTGCTATGAGTGAAATTCGGATAGAGAAGTATAGTTCCAGCACTTGTATCCCCTGTAAGGCATACAAGAACACAATGGACATATTCAAATTTAACAATCCGGAAGTTGTGGTAGAAGAAATAGAAGATGACCCCGAACGATTTAGTGCAGCCGGAATACGTTCCGTACCCACTACAATATTCTATAAAGACGGGGTGGAAAAATGCAGGTTCTCAGGAGCTTTAAACATGTCAACTCTTGAGGGAAAAATTAAAGAACTAAAATCTATAGAATGAAAAAAGTTTATATCATAGAGGGGCACCAGTACAGGAGCCTCTCTTCCCTTTGTAGGGACTACAATATTCCACGTTCAACGGTTCGTAACAGGTTAAAGGCAGGAGGGGGAACCTGCCTTATTGGTGGCGCAACTCTTGTGGAAACAGAACTTGAAGAAAGTCAGGAAAAGAAAACTGAACAACCAGAAAACAAGGTTTGGAATTCTTTACAGGCCCGGTATTCTCCACAGGAGCTTTCTCTACTGGCTGACGGAATTAACCCCGTACCGGAAAAACCAAAATTCCCCAAACCTCAATTCAAGGGGAAACATTTCCGTATCGGGGCCATGTCCGACCTTCACATTGGTAGCAAGTATTGCAGTGATGAATATATACTGGCAGCCTTAAAAGTTTTTGAAGAAGCCAACGTAGATTTCATTACTCTGGGTGGAGACATAACTGACGGGCTCTCTCCTAAGAGACAAAAGAGTCAAATTTACGAGTTAAATGACATCGGCTATGTTGCTCAGCGTGATCATGCCGTTGAGGTCCTAAATCAGACCAAAATCCCGATTTATGCGATCGCTGGGAATCACGATCTATATTACCTGGAAAGTGCCGGAGCAAACATCGTGGAAGATATTGCCAGCCGAGTTCCTCATCTTACCTATATAGGTGACCACGAAGCAGACATAAATTGTGACGGGGTAACTGTTAAGGTTTGGCACGGTACGGACGGAAGCAGCTATGCAACATCGTATCGTCTGCAGAAAATCATTGAGGCGTTTAGCGGTGGTGAAAAACCTCATATCCTTCTCGCTGCACACGTCCATAAATTCTGTTACATTTTTGAACGGAACATACATGCGGTGAGCACAGGTTGTCTCCAAAAACAGACGCAATTCATGAGAACTAAGAGGCTTGCTGCTCACGTCTGCTTCTGTATTTTGGATTTTGACGTTAAGGACGGTAAAATTTGTAATTTTGGAATCCAAAACTTTCCATTTTACGCCTAATAACCTGAACCGACAAAAGTTTGATTATATTACTTGTGCGGTTCAGTTTTCATAATTGCTCGGGAGGGGCTTGTTTGGTTTAATATCAGACAGCCCCTCTTTCAATAAAAAAGCCCGGCAATTTTGCCGGGCCGGGAGCGAGGGTGCTGGAAATGTAACAGTAAACTAAAAATCCTAAAGTCCATGAATGGGCGGATTCGCCTGAAAAAGATGCAGCCTCGTTTCTTGTTGTTAATTTAACACTTGATCTCCAATAGCAAAACAAATATACGGTCAATTTTCCATATTCCCAAACATTTCATCAATTTTTTTTTACCTCTCTTGCAAGTTTCACGAACCTGTTATAGGATATCCGTTCATACTGACGTTTACTATGGAACAGTTCCCGATCATTTGTAGAGAGAAACATATATTTCTCCGTAAAAAAATCATACGTCAAGAACAGGTATTTGTCCTTTAGATTTATGGGTTCTTTTATGCTGCCAACCCATTGGAATCCTATGGTAAATAAAATTTCTTGAACTCGTTTGCTCTGTGCGGGAGTAACCCGCATTTTTGAACATGCTATGTGTCTTGAGAATACGCTGCCTGTCATAATTACTTTTTCCGTTTGAATATCCGTGCCAGCCACCAAAATAGGCCCGGCTTTTTATCCAAATCAGAAGTAGTGTCACGCTCAGACATATTCCCAAATACTCGCTCTTTGCAATCGGTGCATTTAGGTTCAATATGAACCTTTAGCCGTTTGCGTTCATGTCGGTAAGAGCGGGTTAAAATCACAAAGATATTCTCCCGTGTGAAATTGAGTTTCGCAATTTTATAGCTGTCCAGGACTTCTCCCTGCACACGTACAATGTACCCGGCATCGATCATTCCTCGGATTACTTTCTGAGCGTACTTTACGGACGGTGCATTCCCTCTGATCCATTTGTAGATCATATTAAGGCTGCTCCATCCGCGACCTCGGTAATACTGGCTAACCAAAACTCCGAATAATTGGTCAGCATGGCTTCTGATTTGTTCTGATTCTGTTTTCATCATTAAAAGCAATTTATATAATTAAATTGGAATTACCAAACTTATTTCACGGAGTTCCACAAATCTTGGTCCAGTTTCAGAACCTTGTTTCGGAGAATATTTAGGTGGTTTTCAAGTTCTTCTATTCGCTGTTCGTGCTGCTGCAAAACTTGTAAAACCGAATCAAGTTCAATTTCGGGAGTAGACGGAAGGCCGTCCTCAACGACTTCTACATCGTCAAGAACTGGCTCCTCCTCTACTATTATTGTTGTTCGGCTGCCATATACAACCAAACCAACAAACACAACCACGATAGTAACGAAGACACCATAGATAATCTTCTCTGTATGATCCATTTTACGGGATGATTTTGTAGTTGTGTTTTTTGTATTCATTTTCAATTTGTGCCATTGTGCGGATCACCTTACGATAATACCAGTCACCGATTATTGATTTTCTGCTAAAATTACCCGGCCCGAGGTAATGAGAAATTATGGCCTTATGAATGTTCTGTCCGGGGTTGTAGAAGCCCTGAATAATATCGAACATATAACGGGTCTTTACCGGGTCTGTCCGGCAATCAAGCGTAAAGTATTCTTCTCCGAGTATACGGTTTGCATCCCGAACATATACTTCTAACGCTTGGATATCTCCCGTTGCCGTACTTTGACTATTTCGTGCCTGTGGATTATTACCACTTTCGCAAATTTTTATAGCCTCGTACATGATATCCCACCTGCTAACCGTCGGTTCTACATAGGCTGTAAGAACGATTTCCGGTTTAGGTGTTACAAAGAGTTCTTTGATCGTCTTCCATGCAAGGTATACAAAGAAAACGGCGATGATGACGAATAATGTGTTATAAACTGTCCTTTTCCACTTCATCTGTCTTTAAATTTGTTAATACTAAGTTCCCAAAGTCAATTACGACTTTGTTGCCGTACAAGAAATCGCTGCCGATAACTCCACGGACTTTCCGTCCTACAAAAGAACGTAATTTACCGATATCTTGAACCATAAACGGCTGAGAATAAGTAACGTCTCCAATAATAAATTCCACGTTACGCTCGGTCTTATACTGCTTCTGTTCCGTTCCGCTGAACGTGATCATGCTTCCACCGTCGTCCACGTACCAGATACCCTCACGGTCAGCATATTCTTTGTCAATGACCGAAACACTTGCGCCAGTATCCATAATAAACGTTTCCGGCTTGCCTTTCATCATAACCGTAATAAACGGCACACGATCAAAGACAAATGTTCCGTCCACGGGACGAGGTTTGCTTTCACAGGAATGGGTCATTAAACCATATAACAGGCAAACGACAGCCATTACAAACAGGCTTAAAAATCTCTGTTTCATCATATAATTCCATTTTCTTTTAACATGTCTTCCACTTTGGCCCAACAAATGAAAGGCCGTGCTGACATTTCTTCAACGAATAAAGTAGGTGCTCCGAGTGCAGCATCGTCAATGTAAATTTGTGCGTACACTTTGGGAGACGCTGTCCATGATTTCTGGTCCGGATTTTCGTTTACCCCGTATAGAGGGATTTCGTTTTCGGTAAACCATGCCACCGCTTCTTCAAGTTCCTTTCCGGAACGCATAGTATGCAGCACAATTTGATGGCCTGCATCTACTATTTTCTTGAGAACGGGAACGGCCTTAATATCCACCCCTATTTGGGGGTATCTATGGGTAACGACCGTTCCGTCAAAATCAACCGCAATAACCATTTTTAGATATCTTTTACTTGCAATACCTTGTCCAGATACTCAATAAGCTCATCAGCTTCCTTTTCGGTTCCAAACGTAAAATAACGTTCTTTCCCGGAAATCTTAATGTAGATATACCACATTTTCGTATTGAAGTTTTTACCTTCTTTACGATATTCGCTGATCGACGTGATCCGGAATCGGAAATTGTTAATCTTAATAAACATAATTTTCAAATTTTTACAGGGGGCTATCCCCAGATTATATAATTGAGTTTGTCTACAACTTTATCCCACAACGGGAAAAACCACCACAAAAACTCCTTTAAAAGTAGCAGAGACAAACCCAGTACACACCACCAGATAGGAAGATATTTGCTCTTTAGTTTTCTTTTGAAAACTCTGAAATAAATAATGCGATCCAGTAGGATTTCAAACTTACTCATAACTCATTGGATTTTAGTTTACGGAACAAATGTAAACAATCCAAATAGAATTACCAAATAAAAACAGGGTAAAAATTAAAAATTCTTACCCTGTCGGCCTAAAAAGATCATAGAAGAAGTTGTGTTTATTTATTTCTTCTGCCCCGTAACGTCCGGATGAATCTTACCGAACAGCAACAGAACAGCAAGTAAGGTACAAACCAGACCAATCACACCCGGCACAATGTCTCCACTGAAAAGGCATTCGCAAGCGGGGTAAAGGTTAAACCCAAAGAAGATCATACAGATCACAAAAAGAATCGCGTTCCACATAATTGTCAATTTTCGTTATTATTCAATTTATTTTGTTCCCCGATCAAGAGCGTTAAATGATAACGTTCATCGGCTAACAATTTTCCAATAAGTTGCGTACAGATTTCTCCAGTAGGGGTCTTGATGATTTCAAGTTTCTTGATCAGTTGTTCGTAACTGTAAATAGCTGCCATCTCGCTAACGATAGCCTCATGCAAAGCAGTAGCAGCGTCTTTTCCATATACGACTTTGCTATTATTCCAATTGCGATCAACTTTTCCGCCCAGCGTAACAATCAGATCACCGAGGTGGTCCATATGTTTCATTTCAGTAATACCGATTCCCATTAAAGTCTGAGCCACAGTAGGGAACATTTGGGCCTGTGTCATATACTGGTTGATAGCTGTACGCTCGCTATCTTTACCAAGACCGATATAAGCCTCTGTAAAGAGATCAGGACTTACACCGTCGTCAGGTTTACAGTTATCCGTATTTGGATACACAACACTTTGATCGGTGTACCGCATGTTCTCCACCAGTTGGTCAACCAATTCGTCTACTGCGTTATCAGTTGCAGCACGTCGTAACAGTTTCTCCATCATCAATCCCTAAAATCTTTATTCGGTAATATACTCAATTTTTCTTGGACTTACCTTGTTCCTCACTATAATTCTGAACAAGAGTCTGCCATTTGCGATCCCATTTCTCCCAGAATTCCAGACCTTCCGGGCTATTCTGCCAGTCAAATGCAATCCCCATATATAATCTCCAATAAACACTAATTAGGTAGGTGTTGAAGAATCCTTTGGTCTGATCGTTAATCTTCCCAAAAGCGTTGATCATAAACTTATTGTAAAGATTATTGCAACGTAGGAACCGTTCAAAAGGCTGCATATTCCAATGTAATTCTCGGTATGCTTTAAACCGAGTATGCACCTCGTCCCAATATTCATATCCTTCTGGGGTATCAGACCATGTGAATCGCTGGAATTCAGTTAAAAATCCATCCGGCTGTTCTGGGAACGGGTACTCTTTTATTCTTTTCTGCACTACCCCCCACAATTTATTGACACGCAAAAAGACTTCGTCTATTCCAATGACACATCCGTTACGATCCATATCTACTGATATTTTAGCTTTAAATTAGTTTTGTTATACGTTTGTGGTTGCTGCTTGATGAGTCGCTGTTTCTCCGCATTAAGGACGAAAAACTCCATGTTCTCTTTTAGAGTTACTTCTTGACCGTTAGGTGACAACCAAACTAATTTCCCGTACTTTTTCATACTCCGTTCAAAATGGTTAAAAGACTCCAGAACCGCCCCAGAGTCTTTAAACAGGTTTCTCTAAGTGTATGGAATAGTAAAAACCTCGTATTTAACAAGCGGGAATCCCGCCATGAAAATCATCGTCATTACATCCTAAAATTCTTTTGATCGCTTTCCATACATCGTGTAATTTCTTCCACAAATTCGTATAGACAGAAACGTACACAAAGAATGCGAATGCCAGAATGTAATAGATTATTTCCAAATAGTCACGCATCGTATTCTAATTTACAACCGGGTCTTCTACTTCCACTTCAACAATGGCTTCTCCACCGTTTAGGGAAAGTTCCATGAGCTCATCCGGCTGCAAAGTATTTAAGAATTCTTTGACTGGCATTCCGTTAATGTGCGGAATGTTATCTATGACTGCAACCGGGTACTCTTTATCTTTAATTTTGATTTTATTTTGGCTCATTTTGAATATTGTGATTTAATTGTGCCCGTAAATTTTCAACGGAATCACACAGATTTTCTTTCTGTTTGTTTTGCATTTCCAGCCGTTCATCCTGTTCATCGGCTTCAATTTCTTGAAGGAGTACAAACGCTTCCGGGAAATTGTCACGAATTTTGGCATGGGTTTTCAGGGTCTCCAACGTACAGATCAATTTCTTACGGAACACCTCTTTTTCTTTTTTGAGGATTTGGTACTGATCCCCGTAAACACAAATACGTTCCAACACTTCTTTATCTTCCTTGAGGCTGGTAGAAGGATATATGGGGAGAGATAAATTGTATTGCCAACTGTAATCTATATTCCCTTTACTATTATGGTAATACAAAGACCATCCGGATCGTTCATTGAAAACACCTTTATCTTTGTATTTCTCCCATATCACAAGGATTTCTTCTGGTATTTGTTTACGATAAAAATCTTCTACGATCTTTTTACCGCATTCTACGACTGCTTCGATACGTTCGTTATAACTCTTATTAGCAAGAGTATTAGCGATCTGATCAATCTTCCATTGTGCTACCTTTGAAGCCCCCATAATTTTTCTGATTTAATTCTAAATTAATTAGTAGGGTGTGCGAGATTCGAACTCGCGAGTTCTCCACGTCCCAAACGTGGCGGGGTGGCCTGACTCCCCAAACACCCTTGATAATTAAAAAGAAGAACCATCCTCTTCTTAGTTTCGTAGTTGATTAGTTACGCACCTAATCCCCTTTCAACGGGTTTCTTTTCCCCCTTCCCCGTTTACTATCCCTTCATGATCCCACGACAGTAAATTTCTGCAGACTTTACAGCCGTGTAGGTGCCTCAAGGGAAACGACTCTCAATGTTCGTTTTGTTGGCACGGGGGATGATCCCGTTGTGGGCCTTCGTCTTTTTGGATATCCCACATTCTCCTTCATATTGCAAGCGTTGATTCCGTAGCAAAGATCAATCGGGTGATCAATGGGGTCAATCATAACGCTTACAGAAACAAAAGTATCAATAATAATTAGAACAACCAAATTTTTATGGTAAAAAGTGCCGGGAACGAGGCTCGAACTCGTACGGACATTACTGTCCACAGGATTTTCATACCACTATGTTTTTCAACACCAGAATATTTTTCTGTTTGTGGTCTGGACTATATCTTAACCATGCTCTAATAAGAGTTTAGGTTGACCCTGTTTAGTCTCTACACCTTCCCATTTCTGGGCTTGGCTCGGTATTAGCATCGACTTTATTCGTTAAGCCTTCACCGAATTTAAGGTCTTCTACAGTTACCATTTCTGATAATGCACTCAATTTTGATTTTTGGTATTTGAAATCTAATTCTTGATTAATCGGTTTAATGTAACCCATTTGAACCATCTTCCCATAAACCCCACTACATTTCTTAGAACAAAATCCAGTCACCTTTCCTCTATTGTAAGAATTAGTTGAATTAATCAACACCTTCTTCCCACAAATCGGGCATTTTGTTTCTAATGGGATCAATTTAATCGAATCATCTTTTGAATGCTGGCTTCTATTAACAATTCTTAAATTACTAAAATCATTGTTATTAAAATCCCCATCTATATGATCAATCGTTTCTTCCTTAGATAGTTCTTTATTCAGATAACATTCTACCAAGAATTTTGGATAGCTAATCGTCTTTTTAAAATTACCTTTAACAACAATAACATGCTTCCTTCCATCCTTACGAGAATAGGGTCCAAATATTTTGTAATCTTCATACATAATGTATGTCTAAACAAAGTCCTGTGTGTCTACCAATTCCACCATCCCGGCTCCTATATTATAAACCTAATTGCCGGAAATCTTTGGTTTTAATCTTGGTGATTAGACGTTCACCGTTACGGGCCAGTAAGCCAGTAGGAGTCTTAAGAACCAACCCCTCGGCATCGTAGTCTTTATTCTCTGCAATAGTGGATTTGAACCCTTTCTTAACGTATTCAATCGCATCAGGGATAGTCATACGGCCGATGAAAGGAACAATATCGATTTTAAGTGCTTGAGCAATATTTTCCAAAGACTCCCTATCAAACCACCATTTTCCAAAACGAACGTCAAATAAGATGAAATTTACATCGTCCGATATATAATTTCCTCCTTTCTGGATTTTTACACCGTATCCCTCTCCAAATACTGTAACGGGTACAGGTTCCTTCTCTTGGTCAACAAAAATAGAAATCATCTTTTCAATAGGGAACAGTTCCTGGAGTTTTTTGTACAGGTGTTTAGGAATCTGAGCCTCGTCTGTACGGCCTTTGTAATTGAGGACAAATCCACCTATCCCATCAGGTTCCAATTCAATACGGATATTGGTTCCGTCAATTTTCTCGGTGCATTCCCATTCGTTATTCTTAAGATATTCAAACTCGGGGGTCGTGAACGCATCAAGAATAATATGGTTCTTTTCGTCACGCTTGAACAGTGTATTAATTTTCGGATATTTCATAATGTTACTGTTTAAAGTTACTTTGTGGAGAGGGGAGGGATCGAACCTGTTCACTCGCGGACTCGCACCGCTCTTCACTTGCACCCTACTAACCGTTCAGGTGGGCTAAAGTAATAACCATAAATTATGGAAAATGTGGAATCAAAACAATTTAGCAAGCTACTCTTCCACGGGCTTTATCTCCTCAATGATTTACCGTACGACTACATCATATCTTGGATTATGCAGTTTCTTTGTTGACCCACAAGGATTCGAACCTCAAATTACAGAACCAAAATCTGTCGTGTTACCGTTACACCATGGATCAAAATAAAATTCTGTACTGTGCCAACAACCGCAATTGTTTCCCCATGTGGGATGGATTGCCCTTTATATAAACTATACACCAGTTCAAAGCCACGTAGGTCTCTTCCTGTACAGAACTTTTATTTATTGAAATAATGCTTAATTTCTCGGCGGGTTGTTCCTTTTACAGGATTATATTCAACTACTTGGATATACGGCATTGTGTCGCGTTTGTGTTTGCGTTCCGCTGCTTCTGCTTTCTGTCGCAAGATGCGTTCCAATTGAAATTTGATCATTTTCTTACTCTTTTTAAGTTAGTTTTATGAAACATTGTACCATCAAATTCTGGATAAAGCCATTTTACAGTACACTTAATCACACATTTTATATGTTCTTTGTGGAATCCTTTCGGTAGGTGTTCTTCAATAACTGCAAGGTCTTCATGAATCAGTTTTAAATATTCACACATAGGAAGGCTTCTTTCACCCTGATCTTGTGGTAATATATCTACATTAAGTTTCTTCCTTCCTCGGCCTATCAGCTTGATTTCAACACTACAAAAGTATGTTTAATATTTGGAACCGCCAAATCTTTTTTCAAGTTTTTTCTCAAATTTTTCTATCACCTCAAAATAACGGTTCCCGGCACCCTGCAATACTTCTCTCCACGGCTGTGTCACTACTGGCTTCAAATGACCCATTAAATATCGGTATCTCACCGGGGCAATAACACGTAATAAGTCAGGATTTAGAATGAATAGCCGTAAACTCTCCGCGCTAACTTCGTGATGATTAGGCTCATAGCCAGACACGCTTCCAATTTGTGGTACACGTAGATTCTTTTTGAATGCAACATGGTGTCCGAATTCATGGGCCAGTACTCCCAACGCTGTGACGTCTGCCTTATAACATGGGTATGTCCACCGTCGTACAGGTTCTCCCTTTACAGGGTCAGAACAATTATCCATACAAATTTCTATCTCTCCTAGGTGGTAGCAGCCACGATTGTCTGGAAATCTGTAGTTAAAACCGATCTTATTGATGCGTGGCATAAGAAGATTATTGACGTCTGCAAACTCTTCTACAATCTTCTTACCGAGGGCAAATAATTCCTCTTTGCTTTTGTTCTTGAGGCATTCTGTATAGATCATACCCTTATGAAGCTCTGAAAGGTTGCTGTTTACGAGATTGTTGTTGTAGAAGAAATCATTCTTTTTCATGGCTTTGTGATTTTTAAGTTAGTTTTGTATTACTTTTCCGATACAAAGATTGGTATATTAATTGGAATTACCAAATTTTTCAGAACTTTTCTTCAAACTTTTTATCGCATACCTTGCATTATAACACTTTCGGCACACCCATTCGTCCGTCAGTGGGTCGTAATACGTGGTTTGTTTCGTCCGTTTTCCACAGGCTGCACACACATATTTATATGGAAGTTTACCTTTCGTCATCTTTACTATCCTACCACAATACCTCGTTCGTCAATAAAATTCCATAGTTGTTCTAAAGAAACGTAGCGATGAACTTCTCGCCACCCTGCACGGAGCATCGGCTTTAGATCATGTTCATCGTCACTGCATCTACGGATTATGTAACGCTCTTCCCATGTTAGGAGCACAAACATATATCCCATCACACACGTTATTTCGCCATAACGTCGTAAAGGGCTCCATCCCGGTTTACCTGCAAACTTTGGAACAGGTGTTCTTCCGTGGGAACTTCCTTATAGTCCTCTGTGAAGAACGTAGTAGGATTGAACCCTACACTATATTTCTTCGTTTTACGGCTGTAACAAATGGAATATACAATTCCGTTAAGGACACTCAGTACGAAGTAGACGCACGTACCACCGTCCGAATACACTTTTGAAGGTTCTAAACTCATAACTTTTCTCTCTTTATTTGGTTGATTTTCTCCGTTAGTTAGTTTATCAATGGTACTCATCCAGCCACCATCTAAACTCTTATTTTGCCTCTGTATCTCCTTCCTGTAATTGGATTATATGCTCAATCTTCATCTTTTCTACTCCCGGCACCTTTACAAATTTATGTTCTGGCCCAAGAATTCCAATCACCACCGCAAAGAATGCAGGGTCAACGGCACACATATAACCGTTACCAGCTTTGTCCATCATGGAAATCGTTAGAGTGTCAATTTGGTCTGTCGTCATAATTTAATCATGCAATACGTGTAACTTTTCTCGGTCTACTGCGTTACGCCCTTTTGGAGTGATATGGTAGGTGAATTGGTCTGGGTCTTCCTTTCCCAATTTCTCCTTCACGTACCCCATCCGCATAGCTTCTAAGAGGAATATCTGTATCCCATAGCTGGACATATTTTTCACCCAATCCCATTCTTTTTGCATCTGGGCTATGGTGTATCCGCTACAATATCTCACCGATACTGTAATCTTTTCCGCTCCATCTCTTAATGCACCCATCTTATTTAGCTTTATAGAGGTTTACTTTCGCCTTCAACACAAGAGAGGATTTATGGCTGGTGTCTTCATGTACTTCCCATTCCACCACATCCTCCTCAATTAACCGTTCAGCCAGATGCCTCGTAAGGTCATGTTTCAACCTCTCTTCCATATACGGCATCCCCTTCTGGAAATGGGTCATCGTATACACCTCGTGTCCTTCGTAGGGTTTCTTAGAATAGGACAATGGTCTAATTGAGCTCACATGGAGATCTCCAACTTGGAAAGTGTTCATCAATTCCACAGTCATGAAGTTCTGCCCCAAATTATTTCTACAGATAAACCCTTTAGCCTCTCGGTCCCAAACATTCTGACGTGCAAACCAATGCAATTTCGTAAGCACTCCCGTCCATGTTTCTTGACAGTATTTATCTATAGCCCGGTTCCCTGCTGCTTTGAGCTGCTGGTCGTACCAGCCTTTATTCCACAGCACTTTCCATGCTGTCTGTATACGTTCCAGTAGTTTCATTCGGTAATCTCCTTTCCGTTTTCATAGGTTACAACCAATTCCTCAAACAGACGGATAAAAGGGTTGTCATCTACATACCATGCTTCTGTCTTATGGCAGTAAATCACATAGAAGATTGATTTGTGTTCTTTGCTCAGGTCTAACGCCTTTTGTTGCGCTGCCTCTTTGATGGTGAATTTAATTGCATCCATAGTCTTTTCTATTGATTAATGTTACATTCCAGGAACAAATATAGGTATTCCAAATAGAACGGCCAAATTATTTCAGCATTACTCCACACATAATTCCAATCACCCATCCTATGAACACAGCCCAATAAACGCCACGATTGAAATATTTGGATTGTTGTAGCATCTTCCACCGGGTTTCCATCAAGTCCTCCATAAGTTCATCCACCATGTAAGTCTTCATGAAATTATCCGTGTACTCTTTCTGTACGTGTGGACGGAACGTATCCTTATAGTCTTCCAGTGACTTTATTTTACATCCATAGTAATTAACCATAGCCCGATCAGTTTAGAGAATATCTACATACGCCACAAACAGAATTTCGTTCATAGCCAGCCAAAACCATTTAGTCACGTTTACGTCGCTGCCAGCGCCACCGCACATCCAACCTTTATCGCGCCACTTGCTGAGAATTTCCCGTTCTTCCAGATTAATGTGGTTCGGATTTATACGTTTGTCGTTCATTACGGTGTACTGGAGATACGGCATAAGACGCAGTTCTCGCACCGTTAATTCGTAACCCAGCAAATTCTTTGCTACTTCCTGTACTTCTGGAGTCAACACTCCTCTTCCTTGTGCCATAATTATTCTAATTTTTAATTGTGCAAAATATTACATGATCATCCAAGAACTGGAAATAGCTCTCAAAGAAGTCTTGCAGATGCGCCTCGCATTCTTCCATTGTAGTAAAGAACCAGCAAAGGCCGTTAATGCTACATGAGATTTGTGCTGTGTCTGTGCGTCGCACCTTTGCAAGAATGCGTCTTCCCAACTTCACATCATACCCACCGTTAGTAACGGGTTTCTTTACGAGCCGTACCATCTTACTCGGGAATATTGTTGTTACCACCCAGAGAATTGATCAGCATAATAGCCTGATCCAGTTTACGGAATTGTTCACGTTGAATAAATCGAGTGGCTTCTTCCGTTCCCCAATTTTCTTCATTGTTGATATCACAAAGAATGTTTTCACGCCACTCTTGCAAGCATTCAATGATTTCTTTCTTGCCTAAAGATTTCTGATTTTCCATGACTTTAGTTGATTTGGTTTACACTTCCATCACAAAGGTTGCACTTTAATTTGGAACCACCAAATTTTTCCTCAACTTTTTGTCATAAAAATTAAAAAAGGGTCTTACAACCCTTCTAAAGCAGATTTTATCTGATCATATGCCTCTTTTGAAATATTATTTCGCACCCATTCCAACATCTGTACGTCCTTTTCACATTGGTACATAGCAAGACCCCGTGTCATTTGCCCCTCTTCAATCATTAATTCCCGTATCTTATTATAGACCTTCTGGAAATAAGGTATATCCAACCAGTTAGCAACCATAATACGAGCATCCACCGGGAATCCCCGTTGAGCATTCTTCCGGGCCAGTTCCAACATCATCTTTAAAGAATCGTCCATCTCTATTCTGTTTTATCGGTTTCTCCACAGGGCCAATCAGCAGGACGAGTCAAGTAAATAGAATCATCCTCGTAATCCGGGTCTGGCTGGAACATTACCAAATCTTCCATGAACTGTGCCACCTTTCTACTGAATAGGGAAGGAACGGCCAGCAGGCACCACACTCCGATCTGGATCGCAGAAAGAAGGGTCATCAATAGCCGTGCAAATCCATAGCTAAACACAGCAGCAATTCGTCTTTTCATAACCTTACCTTAAATTACATAAGAATTCCTCCACTGATCCGCTATCGCTTCGGATATCCCTTTATCCATTACTCGTTTTCGTAATTATCAATAAGTTCCATAAACCGTACAATGTAATCTTCCCACTCCTCGTCGTCTACCATGTCCAGCCCTTTAGAACCGAGGTACTCGTTGTAAGCCTCGCTCACACCAAGAGCACTCTCTACTTCCTGCATTACGTCCTCTGGACTGATTTCGTCCCACAGGTCTTCTTCCTCAAAGTAAAGGCAAAGTTGCTCGGCAATGTGGTCAGCAATAGGGAACGGAATGTACGCTGAACTGCTTTCCTCAACGGCCTTATTGATCCAAGACGCTAACTGCTTTTTATTGAACTTTTTCATGGCTCTTACGATTTACAATTCTACAACATATTCTCCTTCGGGTAACGCTTCCAGACTGGCAACCACACAGTCCAAAATGTCGTCTATATCGTCATCTTCCCCCTCGTCAAATTCAAACACGTTGGAAGCAACCTGCGTCATGATTTTACGCAGCATAGGAACATCGTTAAGAGCTTCGTAGGCCCGTTGTGCATACTGTACGGAAACTTCTACTTTCATGATTCTTGATTTTAGTTACTGTTTGTTTACCTTTCCAATACAAAGGTGCGTAAATAAAACCAGACTACCAAATTTTTCGTCAAAAATTTTTGAAAAATTTTATCTACTCCATAACCATGCAACCAAACCGATCAAACAAGGTAGTACAATAATAGCGAATAGAGGGACACCAATCCAGCAGATAGCCAGTACGACCACGTACTGCAACCACGTCAAACCGCCCATCAGGACAAACGCTAACCCACAGATGGTTCCAATAACAGCGACAGTCTTCGTAAGAAATTTCATCATAATTCTACCCTCCTTTTTATTATACGGATTCTACTTTTAGATGAACAGGTAGCAGTTCAGATTTGAAATCGGTGTGGTTGTACACCCGTCTTTCTGCTCCTGTTAGGGTGGTGGACGTAACCTCGTATTTCTTGCCTTTGTAGGTGAAGAACGAATTTACGTCCAAATCCTTTACTTCTTTCAGCTCCTTCATAATCCTCTTCTTTTTAGATATACGGATTCTCTCTAACCACTTTCGTCAGCTTGCCGTCCGGCCCCACCTTAATCTCCTTACAGGGGTCATCCGAATATTTGGAATGTGCTTCCGGACGGTCCATAAAATATTTCATACATTCCCTGAGTGTTGGCATTGCATCCAGTGCAGCCCTGTGATCTCCCAATAGAACGTAGAACTCATTCCCTCCAGTCCGTGTCTCTACGACTATTGCAGTAGTTGCGTCTCCATAGGTGCCCCAGTCTCTGGTATTATAACTCAAGTAATACCCGTCCTTCTGGCTTATTGTGTTTGGAGCAAATACTCGTCCTACTGGAGTTTCTATTGCTGGCTGTGTCTTAAAGTTAGTCTTCATGATCATAATCTTTTAGTAGATGTCCACACTTACACGGTTGTAATCTCCATACTTCTCTTTGAAGAGGTTAATGTACACAACACCGCCCTCATCCGTATGTTCTCCCGTATAGTGACGGAAACGGTAATCATTTACCACCTCTTTGAAGTACTCTCGTACCGAATTACCCAACGAACGACATTCTTCCGGGTTGCCGTTCTTCTCACTTATGTGAATCACATAGTCAGTCCCCTGCCATCCATAATTTCTCGTACGGATACTGAATTTAATGTCCGGGAACACACGCTTCATAATTGCCCGGATAGTTTTCTTAAAGTCCGTAGTCTCTTCCAGCCATCCGAATTTCTCTTGCAGTAGGGCACGGCTTTCTTCCAAACGTTTTACCCTTTCCTCTTCCTCTTTACGTTTCCACTCCTCACGAATTTCCTTTTCTGCTGCCAGCTCCGGAGCGAACATCTTGGCATAACCGGGCCAGAAGTAGAGGTAACGGACGTAATCGTACCCTTCTCTGTTTGCGAACAAGTAACGACCTTTGTCCGTAATGACCAGCGTCAACTCCTCAAACCACGTTCCAACCCATTGATCATCGTAAGGATTCGCCCCCTCAGGTATATCGTCAGAACGGTTTCCTCCCTGATGCTGTACCGGGAATTCCCCCGTCAGAATTTCTTCGTCCTTTTTGTGTTCTATGCCTGCAATAATTCCGAGGCACTGATAGCACTTTTCCGACAGGTAGTAAATCTCAGCACCAAGACGGCCAGTATCGTTCTTCGTGAACGATCCGTACACCCACACGAAATCTCCAACCTTTAAATCCGCTACTTTCTTTTTTGCGTTTGCCGTTGCAAGTGATTTGTATTCTTCTACTTTGAACATGACTTGTTGTTTTAGTTTGTTATTCATTTCCACTACAAAGGTGGGTATTTAAAATTAGAACACCAAATAATTCAACAAAAATTTTCCACTTTTCAGAAAAATACGCCATTTAGAACAGTAGTTGGATATATCTCCCCGGGAAATTTCTTACCTTTCTACAAAAAATAGGTGAAATCGAACAATTCTGCTCAGATTCCACCTATCAACACAACCAACCTTCTTTATTTTTATACCTTATAAATTCGCGATATCTTCTTTATATTGCGTTTTAGTCTCCACCGTATGTACCAACCTCCGAATATAGCAGCCAAAATCGGGTTCATCCCTATCGTCTTATATAACGATTTATTATCTTTGTCTGCTCCCGTTGTTTCACTTTGTAACTTTTGACTTCTCATATTCTTACAGTTTGTTACAAACAACTACTCCTTCGGTTTCACATTGTATTTTTTCTTGACCGGAGCAGTAGGCATTCCGTTAATACCCTCTGCACTCTTCTCCCTTTTTAGCTGCCTTAACCGATCCAACACGTTACGACGCTTCTCCTCAATAAACGGTTCCTCATCGTGTCCTACCTCTACTGCTTCCGTAATAGGGATCATATCCTCTACGAATTCTTTGGATTTAGCACGTAGTTCACCCCAGTCGTAAGTCTTTAACAATACGGACGGTAACTGGATTTCTTCGGTTCCAATAACGTTCTTATTAAATCCGTTGTAATCCTTATACCAACTGTGAGCCAACTGTCCGATCAGTACAGACGGGTCCAGACCTGCCTTTGCAGCCGTTAAGCCTATCACAAGAGCATTTATACTCAGGCCTCGCATAGTGTGCATCACATTCTCCATGCCATGTAGAGAAGCCTTTATATCAATTGTGCCCTCAACCGTGAGACGCAACTGCTCTCCCTTAACCTCTTTACGCGCCTGCTCCAATATCTTCATTATCATATTGGCAGACCCGTCCTGATGGAATTTGTGATATTTAAGATGGTAGTCCGTTAGGAGAGTATTTAGGACCTCTAATCTTCCGGTTTCGGTAGCTACCTTGAAGTCCTTATTACGGAGAATATACTCCGCTTTTCGGGTGTCAATTACATCCTTGTATTTGAGATAGATAGAACGCAGTTCTTCCCATCCCGGCTCATAATTAAACTGAGCCTCAAACATCTTCCTGACGTCCTCTATTGTATGGTGCCTGCCAAACCATTCCAGTACGACATCCACCTTGTTCAATAGAGGGCTTTGAGCTCCCCGGTGTATCCCTAACGCCTTATTGACCTTGTTCTTCATCGGACCAAGTATCTGATAAGGCATCATAACATACTTATAACGTAGCTCCTGGGCTCGGTTTGCGTCCTTTGCACTCCCACCCCGTTTCATTATCCATGTCTTAATACTAACCAATTTCAAGTCAGCCACCATTTCCTCCCCACCCCTACCAATAAACTTCATATAGCGGTACGGGTTACAGTCTGCTAAGTGTCTGTGCCACTTGTAATTCAGCCATTCATCCCGCACCTCTGGAGAGGCTGCTAAAATGTAGTCCGGAGCGTCTCTAAGTATCTCATTTTTAATCCTAAGTACCTCTGCCTCAGTATATTTCGGTCGACACTCTTCTATCGGTGCCACCTCACGTTCCTTTTTTGCCATCCTATTCTTCTAAATTTCCTTTAAAGATACATAAAATGCTCTCTATTGATTATAGGTTTTCCTTATAGTTCTCCAAGGGTCTTATAAACTTTCCTTATGGCTTTCCCAACCACACCCTCTCAATCCTCACAAACCCATCCTCATTAGATTCTTTATACTGCGTACAAACTTCTTCATAACTTATGAATCCTTTCCATATCCTCAACCGTCTCTTTACTGCCTATCCTTCCCTACAACCTTTCTTTCTGACTATAACTTTTCCTTATACTCTTTTAATCTTCTCCAAAAACTTCTTCCCACCGCAATTCACCGTCTACATCAAATAGCATCTGCAACATAAATAATGCACCAGCCTTAAATCCGTCAATAGACGCTTTTACGTCTATTTCATTATAATAACTAACAGACCCGTCATACGATATCCGGAATCCATGACTTTCTGCGTGGGTTGCTGCTGTTTCCCTTACACGTTTCTTTTCTTCCTCAGTAAACTTTTTCATATCTTATTGTCTCTTTTAATCCACAACTGGAATGACTCTGTACCAGATTTTAATTCCTCAGCAAGTACAAATACTTCTCCACAATATTTCTTACTCCCGAATGAAGTCAAGTAACAATAACGATCATTGTCACCGCTTATCTTCCCTTCCTTAACCACTTCTTGCACTAAATGCAAAGCATCAGCGTCTTCAATGTTGTCTGGGTAATTTATTATTATCCTTTTCATTCTTCCTCATTTCATTCAAAAACTCTGTAAGACTTTCCTCGGTTTCATTTGCGAGGGCTGCATCCAATACGGCTTCCAATTTAGATAGGTCTATCCCAGTTTCTTCTTTCATTATATCTTCCCCCTTTCTTCCTATGGGTTCTCCCTGTATAATATTCCTCTCCAGAGCAATAGCTGCCAGCTCTTCACCAATCTGTGATCCATGCTCGTGCTCAATCACCTCTTCCAAATTTCGCATATCAAACCATTCTCCACAGGTTTCACACCGCATGTAATGGTCTCGTTCCTGGATACTTAATTTCTTATATTCACTTTCCTTCATGCTGCCTTACCAGTTTTAACGAATCCAAATATTCTCCAATATTATTTACTCCCAACCCTTCTCCCCGGATAATCTCATTATTTTGGCCCATCACCACAAAACTCTGGAATATATCATCTTTGGTCGTATAGACAGCAAACACAATAATATCTTTCAGGGCTGGCAGGTCTTCCCCATCTACTCGTAATTGAGTAGTTTGTGCATAGCGGGTTTCATTCTTAGCAAGATACCAACTGAACCCCTCTTGATTAATAAACACAGGTTCCTGACCAATTTCACGAATTAAATCCATATCTTTATTTCTTTTGCGACGTTAGGTGATACATTCCGCATTCGGTACATTTGTAAACACGTTTCGGACGCTTGTTCTGTCCTCTATTCACTCTCTTCCCATGCTGGTAATGGTGTGTCCGTGGTTTATTTGCGCTGTTTACTACCTTTTGAGCCTGCTCAAATGTTTCAAAAGACAATTTCCCAGAAGAACATTCCATATAAGTTTCCTTTATAGTTTGATTATACTCTATAAGTTTTCCTTATGAAACAGTCTTATCTACTGATTTTGGAGTAGTTATATCAGAATGCGTTCCAACGTATAGAAGGTCAAATCCAGCCTGATTCCACCTATGCACATACAAACCGTCATCAAACGCCCGTACCTGAATTTCATTACTTCCATCTGGCATTGGATTTGTAGTGATAATAACATTCCCAGCATGTGCCAACCCAGACACAGGTTCAATTCCTGGCTCTATCTCAACAATTACTCTTCTTTTACTCATCACTCCACACTATTGGTATTTCTACTTCGTCTTCATCGTAGGTGTCTCCGTAACGATAATAATCATCATATTCATCGTCACAGCCTGGACCCATATAATCTTCGTCATACATATCTTTTAGAGCTTAATATCGTTAAATTCTTCCAAATTGATCACAAACTCTCTCTTGAATAGATTATTCCCCTCTTTGTATATAAAGTATCCAGTCGTAGCAGAGAGTCGCTTATCCTCTCTTATTTCTCCATTAGACTTTGTAAAGTGAGCCTCTACAACATTAAACTCTCTATCCCGTAAAAACTCCACAAGACGTTTATCCATGTCCTGCCACGGATCAGAACTGATCTTCACCATTTTTGCGATAGAATTTAACCTCAATTTCTCGTGGTAGTTTAAAACTGCTGGCAAACTGTTCCTCACAGAATTTATTGAACTTTGCCACCACATCAGGATATAATTCTCCCATAAAACCGTTGCTCCACACAAATTCTCCCCATGCTAATGCAAAATCAATCATCTCCTGTTTGGTGTACCCGTCCAAAGGCATAACCTCAATAGAAGTTTTGTCATCTGGTACTACCAAGAATATCGGTGCTGCACCTTGCACCTGCTTTTCCCACTCTTGACGAAATTGGTCAATTTGTTCTGGGGTAAGATTCCCGGTAATCTTAATAATGGTTCTGTCTTGGTTTAAAATACCCGGTTTTGTGGGGAATACCTGTGCAGGCTCCCGCATCAATTTTTCATCTTGTTTTGTCATAATCGTTGTTGTTAATCAATATATCCCTTTATTACTATGTTTTCCGGGTCTACCAACACTTTCCGTCCATCATCCAAATAGACAGGTACCTTCCCAAAGATCGGTTCATCCTTATGGTACGTCCTTCCCATCCCAGATTTAGTTTCTACCCTGAATCCGCTGCCAGCATGTTCTCCACTTAAACGGTCACACCACCATCCAATATCCTCGTCAGTACACATACTCACGCTAACCCATTAATCTCGTCGCAAATCTTCTTAAATGCACGGTTAAACTCAGTTTCTTTAATTTCCCCCCCTAAACAATGAGTATAAGTTTCATAAACTGGTCTAATTATAATTTCTCCACAACTTGTCTTCTGGAACTGAAGAATCCGACACGTAGAAAGAACAATCTTATCTCTATTCGGTAGGTACATATCATCATAGGTAATATCCACCACCTTAGAATATAGGTTCCAACTTTTAGAATCCCCGCCGTAACTATTCTTCTGCTTAAAGCACTTCCCTTTTAAGGAACTGAAATACGGCCAAAAACTATCGTATAATTCTTTAGCCTCTTTCTCTTTTATTTCTGCTAACTTCCGTTCAAGTTCTTCCCGTGTCTCCATACTATATCAAAATTTAAATGTTACAAATAATCAATCATACACTCCTCTCCATTCCATCCAACACATCTTAAACCATTTTTCCGATGATCTTTACTTTTATTTTGACAGGAATCAAAATCTGGACATTGTGCTGGTTGAGTTAATCCTTCCTTCTCAACATCTTCATCACTCATAAGAATCCAACCATTCACCGTCCCGCTAATATGTTTCCTTGATTCCTCCAAAACTTTTTCACGAGTTGTTCCTTTTGGGACACACATAATCGCAAATAAAAATTGCTCCGCCCAATGAAATTCACCATTTAAAATCGGTTTATTTTCAGTTCCCTTTTTCATTTTACAAATCTCCATTTATTACCAAACAAGCATATATTATACCTAATATCCAAAGTAATGCGATCAAAATAAATCCTATAATCATATCATTAAATTCCAACCATACATTGTTCACCATTCCACATAACACACCGTAATCCTCCCTCCACAGATCTTTTATCCTGTTCTTTACACACTTCAAATAAAGGACATTGTGGAGTTAATGGTGGATTGCTATTCTTATACTCCTTATTAGCATCAAATCCACACCATGTACAAATTCCAGATGCAACGTTAAGAGCATAATTCTCCATATCACACTTAGGGCACCTTTCCAAATAATAGTTCCCTGATGGTCCTTTCCAAACTCCTCTCGGCAAACTTTCCATAAGTTTTTCTTATACTTTTAATTTTCCTATAATCAAAACTTATACCAAAGCTTCAAACTCTTTTATATACAACTGCTGCAACTCCAGACACAAATCTTTATAAAGTTTGTTCAGGTTACTATCATACACAATAACCAGTTTCCAATCCTCAACGTCAAAGTCTTCAATGTAACATACTTTCGTTCGTTTACGATTTCCAAACAAATCATCCTCGGTCAAGACTCGCATCCATATTTCTTGATCATTCTTTGGAAAAGAAGTTTGTAAAACGATTTTCCCTACCTCTTTACGGTATACTGTATCCCCTTTCTCAATAACTTTTTTATACCCACGCTTCTCCAATAGGGATTGGAGGGTTTTAACTGTATCTACCATTTATTTAGATTTTAATTGTTTGCGTTGTTTCTTTGTAAGATTAGGAGCTCCAAACTCTTTCTTCTTACGACTCTTACGTCTTTCTTGTGGGTGTTTTGTTTCCCGACCTGTACACGTATTTCCAGAAGGAACATGGTTTATCCCAAAAATATCGTCAGTTCCATTATTCGCAGCGAGTGCCATCATGTGCAGCAATGCGATATTAGCAAATTTTCTATTTACCATATTATGAACGCATGTATACAGGCAGGAAGTAATCTTCCGGCTGTACTCTTCTATTTTGTATTTTCTTGATATTTTTCATGATCCCCGCAATCCCCATAAAGATTTCTGGTTGGTGCGGATCGGAAACTGCTGCACCTCTACGAACGTTACTCTTACCGAATCTGCTGCTGACTTGTTCTTTCTGATTTCTCATGGCTGTATAGTTTTAGGTTATTTTACTAATTTTTAGCCCACTCTTCAAAAAGTTCGGCATGTTCCGACCGAATGAAAAGCATATCCCCAGAACCATCTCCCCACCAGTCATTACAGTGAGAAAGATATCGTCCAACATTGTTACTTCTGGCTGCACAAAGTTTCTTGTAAATGGAACGGAACATCGTTGCTACAACCCGTCCACTAAAATGACCGGCATTTTTAGCATCGTTGGTGCAATAACCATACATCCCAACGGTTTCTTCATTTCCGTTTTCATCGAGAAACTCCATATCACCATCTCCCCAGAACCCTTCATTAATGGTATCTTTGAGAAGTTGCTGCTCGTCAGGAGTTAAAACTGAAACGATTTCTTCAATTTTCGAAATTTGATTTTTCATGACCTTAGATTTTAATTAGTTACCTTTCCACTACAAAAGTGTAAAATAAAATTAAGACCACCAAACATTTCTTCAAAAATTTTCCATAAAAAACCCGTCAATTCTTTAAGTCATTGACGGGTAATTATTTAGAATGTTAAGAAATTATACTGCAATCCAATACTCACAACTGGCCTTATACGATTATCCCCTATTCCGTACCCGGCCCCCACATGAACACCGAGCCCCCATTTAGGCTTTGTCTTTATTTCCTGTGTTTTAAATACCGTATGTTCATTATAGACGGTATTCTGGTACACTTGCACCCAGTCTAAAGACGCTTTATATCCAGTTACCTGAGCTCGGTAGGTGCTGTCATCCGTGTACTGTTTTGTCTCCACAGGTAAATCCACCTCTATCGGTTCTTTATTACCCAGACTGTCCGTTACATACACAGTATCTCGTATATATTTTGTAATAACCTTCACCTCTGGGTCTGGAGTGGGTGCTGGAATCCAAACTGTGTCGCGAATAGTTTTAGAACTACTTTCTTCGTGCTCTGTTATTGTCACCGATTTTACCCCATCCTTACGGCCTATCGTATAGGTGATGCCACATAAAATCGCACAGACTACCAATAAAATTAAAACGTTTTTCATGGTTGTTTTATCTCAATATGTATTGCGTTCTCTGCCTTTGAATAGACAGCTCTATTGCTTCCGTAATCGCTCGTAAACGGGGTCAACACTTTAACCACATTCGGCTCCTTTAAGAGTTCTTTTACAAAATCCCGTGGATTTGGCAGATTGGCAGTCTGTTTTGATATGTCTACGACATTCACTTTCTTGTACTGTTCCTCAGTTACGGTATGTTTTGATACCAGTTTATTTTGACGGGCCAGTTCCTCAATCTTCTTCGCCATTATAGCGATCGTTTCCGTTTTACCGAACTTCTTCTTTACGCAATCGTCATATAAACGAGTTACAATCTGTCCAGGTTCCAGATAACTGATACGTATACCGTTGGAAAGATTGTCGTACATAACACGCGCCTGTCTCTCTGCTGGACGGTGCCCAGAGGTTATCACACCATTTGGATTCTTGCTGGCATCCAAAGCCTTATTTAATACTCCAAGAGTATATTTAGAAATCTTGTTCCGATCTTCTTGGGACATGCTCGCCCCCCATTTAATCTGAGCCATAACTATCTAATTTTTATTAACATAAAAAGTCCTATCCGGAGGACCCATCTTTACTAATTTACAAAATAAATCGGTAATAGATACCCCGGATAGGATATTAGTAGTTATGTGTAAAGAGTTAGAATCCGCCGAATTGGTTCTGCTGTGCTTTTGCTTCTGGGTTCTTAATTGTAGAGATAGCACACTCTGTCGTCAAGAACATGCTGGCAGCACTTACCGCATACTCCAAAGCTACTCGGGAAACTTTAGCAGGGTCAATAATACCCATTTCTTTCATATCTCCCCAGCAATTTTCCAGAGCATTGTAACCCTGATATCCGTTCAGTTCTTTGATACGCTCTACAATCCTACCACCGTTTTCCCCGGCATTCTCTGCGATCAAATACGCAGGCTTCTGGACGGCTTCCATAACCATCTTATACCCGATAGAAATTTCATCCGTTCCAAGGGATTCCAGTTCATTTACAGCCTTAATATAAACAACACCACCACCGGGAACAATACCCTCTTCCAAGGCTGCACGAGTAGCAGCAAGGGCATCCTCAACCCGGTCTTTTTTCTCCTTCATTTCTACCTCAGTAGCTGCACCCACGTACAGGACAGCGATTCCCCCGGTAATCTTTGCGAGACGTTCGTTATATTTATCCTGATCGTATTCTGACTCAGCGTTTGCCAGTTGTCCACGAATCTGTTCCACACGGGCGTCTATTGCCTCTTTTTCTCCCTTTCCACGGATAATGGTAGTGCGGTCTTTGGTAATCACCACTTTCTCCGCAGAACCCAGCATAGCGGGTGTAAAGTACCGCATTTCTGGATTTACGTCGTGAGCAAAGTATTCCCCGCCAGTCATCACAGCAATATCCCCAAGAGTATCCTTCTGCTTCTCGCCATACTCCGGAGCCTTAACTGCTACAACCTTTAAAGAACCTTTCATCTTATTTACGATCAACGCATTAAGAACGTCTTGGTCAAACCCAGAAGCCATAATCACCAGATTCTGACCGTTCTGTGCCACATGCTCCAGAATAGGAAGAATATCCTGAATGGAATTAATGCTATTGTCCGTAATCAATAGCCGGGCGTCTTCCATAATAACTTCCATCCTATCCGTATTGTTTACGAAATAGTTGGAAAGGTACCCGCGATTGAACTGCATACCGTCTACGACATCTACATAGGTATCAAACCCCTTTGATTCCTCAACGGTTACAATACCGTCCTTCTTAACGGTCTTCATCGCGCTGGCAATCATTTTACCGATTTCCTCGTCATTGTTAGCAGAAATAACCGCAATCCGTTCTACAACGTTCATATCATTGTCAACGTCCTCTGCAATCTTCTGTATCTCCTTAACGATATCGCGAGTGGCTTTCTCCATACCTTTCTTCAGGAGCATAGGATTAATCCCTGCTGCAACAAGTTTCACGCCTTTGGAAATAAGTTCCTGAGCAATCACAGTAGAGGTCGTCGTACCATCCCCGGCATTCTCGGCCGTTTTAGCTGCTGCCTCTTTAATCAGCATGGCACCCATATTTTCCACAGGGTCTTCCAGGATAACAGACCGAGCAACCGTTACACCGTCCTTCGTTACGTGGGGATACATATATTCCCCCTGCTCAATAATTACATTCCGACCCTTTGCTCCAAGGGTGACACCAACGGCATCACCGATAGCGTCTACACCCTGTTTGAGTTTTTTACGTGCTTCTTCTTTGTATTCAATTTTTACTGACATATTTTCTTATTTTACTTCAACAATATCTTCTTCTTTAACCACGAAATATTCCTGGCCCTCGGTACGGTAAATCTTACTATTTGCCGGAATGACTGCTTTCATGCCAACCGCAATAGAAACAGGGTTGTCAATATCCTTTCCGACACGTACAATCTCGGCAGATACAAAATCACTCGCTTTTTCGGGTATGGTAATCCCCCCGGCTGTCGTACTAACTTCCTTTTCCTGCTTTTTGCAGATCACAAATTTGTTCAATGTTTCCATCTTTACTCTTCGTTTTTATACTTGTTACACAATTCTTTGAGGTCATTTTGGAACTGCTGCATTTCTCCTCGGCTCAGATTTCCCACCACTTGAAATCCAAAAGAACTATTTCCATTTGAAAAGTTACAATTAAGCTCCAAAGAAAATTCTGTTTGAGCTTCCTTTTTTCTCAAGAAATCCTCAATTGCTTTCTGGGTTGCATTGTACATATTCTGTGCCAAAGGTGAATTTCCATGAATATATTTCCCCCCACGCATTTCATCGGCTGGAATATTGCTCTCATCAACCAACATTTCAAAAGAATCTGTTTCGGCTGCCACCAACCTATGGATATGAAAAATATATTTCTTTCCTTCAACCACAGATTCCATCCAAGAATTCGCACGTAAATCAACTGTCTCGTGTTGTAAAATTCCATCTACATACACTTTACTTCCAATTTTTACTACTTTCATTTTTCTCTTATTTTAAAGTTTTTAAGCCTTTATTCCACGCTTTACGCCCTTTACAAGACTCACTAATCTTTTTCTTTTGTTCTTCACTTAAACTCTTCCCTTTATTATATGGAGTAGCACCGAGTTTAAATTGATGAGCCTTAACTTTTTCTAATTTTTCAGGAGAAAGATTTGACATTGCAATTTTAGTAACAATAGAAGTTCTTAACCGTTCTTCTTTCTTTTTAAACCTTTCCTTCTGAAATTTACTCATTTTGGCCCGGCCTTCTTCACTTTTATTTAAAGAAATAATCCCTTTTGTTGCTTTCTTTTTATACTCATCATTTTCAAACATTTTCTTCAATAATTCTGTTCGTTTTCGTTTGGATTCTTCCGACCACTTGCAGCCAGACGCACCCTTACCACCTAACAAAAGATTATATCCATTATTTCTGGAATCAAAAAATTTTATATAATACTTTTCCCAAAAATCCAACTTCTTATCTAATATTTTAAAATCTGTAGAAGATAAGAAGTGGATTGGTTTTATCGAAAAATTATCAACTCCATACTTTTCAAATGCTCTATAAAGATGGGTTTGAACTCCTTTCTTTGAAGAACTTATATGACCCTTAAACCTTTTTAAGTAACCAATTTTTGTTTGACCAACATAAATCTTATTATTTATAGAATTAGTAATCAAATAAATTTCTCCTGTAAAAATTTTTCTTTCCATACCATAACTAAAATTAATAGCTACAATATAGTCAAAATTTTATCCGATTTCACAATTACCTCCAGCACACGCCGTACCAATTTGTTCCCCGGCTTCTTGAAAAGCATCCTTCCACTCTACCGAATTCCAATCAATAGGCTTCATTTTGCTAATTTTATGCCACTTATGGAAAGTATTTACATGCTTCAAACAACGGGCCGTCTTTTCCTTATCTCCACCAAAATAATTATCAGCAAATTTATGGAACCTGCGTACCCAGTCAACACGCAAATCAACCTTTCCTTTTAGATGCTGCATAATCGCATTCACGTCGCTAATGCCTACTCCATCCACCATAACCAAGAACCGTCCGTCCTTAATATTGTTCTGGATAAAATTAGCAACGTCTTGGTCACGGAACTCTAACAGGTTATTCGCATTACCAATAGCAGCGGAACAAGCCTGCCAAATGTCATTGAAGATATTAAGGCCATCCACAATCAACCCACTACTCAAGATAGCTCCTGGGCCATATGTTTCAACCAATTCTTTCTCATTTAAGAAACTGGTGTACGGTGCTTGTGGGTAATCCAAATCTCCTGACTCTGGTAGGAAACTAACACCACAGAAATATTTCCGATTCTCCCATAAATACTCCTTAACCATCTCCCATTCCCCCTCGCGGACAGTTATCGTATTGCTAACATTCATCCGCAAATTCGGATTCCTTTTGTGCGAAGGATGATCAAAATTCGTACCATACTCAATCCAATTCTGCTGGGTCAACTTAACCAAATCCAACATCTCTTTGGTAGTAAGGTCAGCACGGACAAGGCTTTTATCCTCAATTGTAACCGGATATGAAATAACATACTCCCGATCCCTATTGTAGACCGAACGTTCTGCCATTTCTGGGTTCACCTTTAAAATCTCATTAACCGCCTGCTCGGTATCTGCTGCTTGAATGTTCCGAATGTACCGACGGAAATGGTATGCACCGATTCCGCTGCTTCCACCCAACAATTGAGAACTATTCCCATCGGGCTTTACACAAGTGGTTCGGGCTGCTGGATTAATTCCTAAAAGAGATGCAACCTGTTTATTCGTCTCTACGACTATTTTAGCTGCTTCCCTTTGGTAATCCGGATTGAAAATAATATCTGGATTAGAACACATGCCACTCAATCCAACCCCAATCAAAGCATCCCGTTCTACGATTTTCTTTGTAGCAGGTGAAAGCACCTTG